TTAATTGCTAGATTGGTAACTCAATATCATCTAACCGAAGCATTTAAAGCTATGAAAATTGACATGTCTGATGATAATGTAATGGAAGATTTATCATCTGGAAATATTGGCACTCCTGGACGTATAGCAAAAGTTTGGATGGGTGCCAATTTAGATGATGATAGAGAATTGGGTGGAGGTCGTTGGAGCAGAAAACCAAGATTGGCATCATTCCCAAATACTAATGACACCAATATACCAATCACAAAAAGAGTTGACATTATAAGTAATTGTTCTCATCATTTCATTCCATTTACCACAATTGCTAGGGAAGAAAGCTATGCAATTATTAGTTACATACCAGATAAGTTTGTATTGGGAATTTCCAAACTACAAAGATTGGCTGATTGGGTGAGTCAACGTTTCTTTTTACAAGAAGATTTAACTAAAAAATTATATGAGGCAGTTTCAGAAGCTTCACAAACTGATTCCGTTTATGTTGGGTTATTCAATATGGTTCATGGATGTGAGAGTATGAGAGGTGCTAAATCAAATGATGGGTCTTTTACTTCAGAATATTACGGCGGTAAATTTGCAGATCCGGAATTGCGAAAACAAATTAGATCTTAAGGATCTTTATGATATAATAAAGGAAATAAATGCAAAAATATTACGATGTTACTGATGAAGAATACAAAAATTTTATTAAGTTTTGTGTAGAAAAAATCAATAATTACAAAGAAGAATATCCTGATATTCAAATAGTTTCCATTTATAGAGGGTCTTTAGGTATGGGAGCTCATTTGAGCAATCTACTCAATGTACCATTGAGCATCATAAAATTTCAAAAATATGATGGAAATGATGATTATCCAAAGTTTTTGACTTCTTACCTACAACCAAATTCATTAGCGGTAATATTGGATGATATTTATGATACCGGTGAAACAATGAATAGATGTATTGAATTCATAAAAATTTGCTCAGGTTCTGAATGTCTTCCAATAACTATGTTTGGAAAAGATTCTCCATTTTTATCATGGAATCATCATGATGGAGAATCTTGGTATAGATTCCCTTGGGAGGTTTGATGGAAGATTTAGATGAATGGGGAATGAGTAAGCCCCCAAAAAATGAAGTACAAGAAGAAGTAAAAAAGAAAGCCAAAATCAATATTTTTGATGTAATGGCTTCTAGTTATGACCGAAAGAAACCCGAAGCTACCCCAGAAGAGATTGAGGCATTGAGTCCTTATATGTTTTGTAGATATTTAAGTAACAATCCAGTCGCGGTTTTTTGGGCAAATGAACTAAACAATCATGATAATATTCCTAAATTATATCAATACAAGTTTGTGAGAATTAGCTTCCCAAAAGACAAAGTTAAATTCATTAGATATATAAAAAGTGAAAATATATTTGATAAAGACACTATTGAATATGCTTGTATTGAATATAAATGTGGAAAAGAAATAGCAATAAAATATTTAGAAATGATGCCGGATGAAGAAGTGCAGAAACTAATTCAAAAATATACAGTCGGTGGTCGAACAAAATAAATTTAAACAAATATAAAGGATAAATATTGGAAAATAATATTAAAGAAAAAATAATGTATTCTACCATTTCACTTTCCCATATTGACCTTGATGGTATATCTTGTCAATTAGTTTTAGAACAAGTTTATAAAAATACTAAATTATATAATTGTAATTATGATAAGATACCAGAATATTTGGATTATATTGATGATAATTGTTCCGAGTATCGGCCAGATAGAGTTTTTATAACGGACCTTGCATTTGAGAAATCAAATGCTATAAAATTGGCTCACATAATCAAAAACCACCCAGATGTAAAATTTATCTATATAGATCATCATCCATATGATGAAGAGTTAATTAATGTTTTTAAAAAAATAAAAGATTCTTTAAAAAATTTCACATTTATTCACTCAACAAAAGCAAGCGCCACAAAATTAACTTATAAATTTTTAGATCGTTCAAAACCGTTTAACAATCCACTCATGGAAAAATATGTAGAATCTGTAAACGCATATGATATATGGTTATTAGAATCAGAATTTTTCAAAGCTGGATTTGTGTACAATGAGCTGTTTTTCAATTACAAACTTAAAGCGTTTTATTTTGAAATGAGAGATAGTTTCAAATTGAAACAAAAACATAAAGATAGATATGTAGAATTAGTAAAAGAGAAAACTAAATATTTTGACAAAGTTAAAAAAGATAAATTGATTTTTAGTGACAATGATAAACTATTCATTTTTGCAGATGAGTTCAAATCTTGGATTACTTTAGATTTTCCAAATTTCAACTATTACGTTATAGCATCCACTTATTCTAGAATAAGTGTAAGAATCTCTGATAAAATTACAAGCGAACAAGCAGAAACCGTTAAAAATTATATTATAAACAACAAAGATATGACTGGAATAATTTCTATAGGAGGACATCATCATGCATTTGGTCTAACATTAGAACCAGGAACTTCTATAGATAAATTGATTATGCATGTCCAAGATTTATCAAGGCTTTTAGATAAAATTACTTAAAGGAATAAAATGGAAGAATTAATACTTCAAAACTTAATCATGGATAGTGATTATTTCGGAAAAGTATTTGGGTATTTAGACAAAAAACATTTTTATTCATTTGAAAACATAGAAATTTTCACAGAATTAAAAACTATGTTTCAAGAATATGACAACAAACCAACCGCAAGAGAACTTGGTATTAGATTAAAGACATCACCAAGAATTAAAAAAGATCATAAAGAACAAGTTATATCAAAATTCAAAGAAATTTTGACTGCAGAACCCCAAAAAAATAAAACATTTTTGCTAGCAGAAACAGAAAAATATATCCAAAAAGTAGAGTTATCTGAAGCTATTCTTAAATCCGTTGACATTATTAATAAAGGTGAAGCATTTCAACCAGTCATAGGATTGATAGAAAAAGCTATTTCCATCAATTTCAATTATGACACTGGTTTGAATTATACCTCTGAATATGCAGATTTACGATTGTTTGAATATTATCAACAAGGTTTTCAGGGATTAACTACGGGTGTTCCTTCATTAGATACATTATTGGGTGGAGGTTTTAGAGCAAAAACATTAAATATAGTTGCAGCCCCTTCTCATGGTGGTAAATCTGTATTCCTTGTTTCTATTGCTGCAGCCCAATTGTTAAAAAAGAAAAATGTTCTTTATCTAACATTGGAAATGTCTGAAGAAGAAATTGCTAGACGTATTGATGCTAACTTAATTCATCATAGCGCAAATGATATGAACGCTTTTACGTTTGAAGAATATAAACGTAAAAAAGATGAGATTAGAAAATATGCGGGAAAATTGAAAATAAAAGAGTATCCTTCAGGATACCTGAATACATTGAGATTAGAAAGTCTTTTGGTAGAGCTGGAAAATGAAGATGATTTCAAACCAGATGTAATAATCATTGACTATTTGACTCTTATGGCATCATCAAGAACGACGTTAGCTCAAGCTGGGAATAATTATAGTTATTACAAAAATGTAGCTGAAGAGCTACATGGGTTCGGTAAAAAATATAATCTTCCTATAGTTAGCGCAGCCCAATTGAATAGATCTGCTTATGGAAATTCAGATGTAGGTATGGAATCTATTGCGGATTCATTGGGGATTGTTCAAACTGCAGATACGTTTTTCGCTATTATTACCACAGATCAATTAAAAGCGGAAAATTTAGCATTGATAAAATTTCTCAAAAATAGAAATACTGGTAAATTAGATACTGTTACTGTGGGAATAGATTACCCAAGAATGAAATTTATGGATTTTGAAGGAGATGAAGCATCTCACAAAGTCGATACGGGTATGAGTAATAAATCTGAGGACATTCCATCATTTTTTGGAACGGGTTCATCAAAATCACCTTTTAGTTTAGGATAAAATATGGAAACAAATTGGAATGATATCTTAAAAGATATTGATAAAATTACGCTTGTAGATTATGAAGAGGTTAAAAGAAATAACCTCTTATCAGAATATAGAACTTATAAATTTGACTCTAAATCAGAAAAAACAGAAGATATTTTATATTCTATACATGAATGGTTAGCTAATTCAGGTGATGTTTATGTGTTAAGTGATAATCTTAATATTATTAAGATGGTAGAGAGTCATTCTTCTCCAAAAGAAGGTGAAACTCCTATTCCTATTACTATGATAAATCCTAACACAGCTCAACCAACTATTGTAATGGGAATTCCTAAATATAGATATGGATTTTCTCTAAGAATAAAGGAATAAATACATAAAATCCTTTATGGAGTGAAACATGTTATTTACTGAATTTTTAAATAATAGAGATAATATCTTAGAAGCAAGAACTATAAGAATATCCCATCACCTATCTAGCTCGGATAGAATGAAGCAAGCTAGACTAAGAAAATCATCATCATATAAAATGAAACAAAAAATCTTAGCTCGTTTGCGTGCTAGAAAACATTGTCCGAATGGTCAAGTTGTAGATTATGATGGAAAAGGGTGTCACAAACCTAAACATTTAGTCGGTCTTAAAAAGAGAGATTAATTATAGCTGAAAAAAGAAACGTGTTATAATAGAACTAAATCAGTCAAAAAAATAAGAATAACGTTTACAGCTCGAAAATAGTTAAATGGGATTGTGTGTTAAATCATTAGTAGATATTAGAAAGAGATTTTTAACATCTCCCCAAAGAATAAAAAATTCGTGGCGAAATGAATATGATTAACAAGTGAAGATATTGTGTCATTAGAAAACGTGAAAATACATATCAAAAAGGGTCTAAATTACTTAGCACCTTTTCCTTTTACCCAACCTGAGGAAACTTCATCAAAGAATTTTCTCATTTCTTCCTCATCTAGCTCTGCTGGGCTATCCACATTATAAGATTTCAAAATATTCTTGATATTCTGTTTTTAAGTCTTTTTCTTCTACGATTAAATCTTTGAATTTCATTACTTGTCTTTTTTGTTTAATTCATTTACTTTAACATTAAAATCATTAATTGATTTTAGCAACAAATTATATTCTTTTCTTAAAGCACTAACTTCTTCCATATTTTCATAAAAATTATCAGGATTTTGAATGATTAAGGTTTGTTTATCATCTAACTCTTGCACCCAATACTTATAAGTAATAGGTGGCTTTTCAGAAAATACACTAGTGTCAAATGTAGGTCTGTATAAATCATCTTGAGGACATTGTACATCTGTATTACAAAATAATGAGCAACATCCAGTAAATAAAAATGGTAGACTAAATGCTACGAGTAATTGAATTTTTTTCATTCAGTTTTCCTTTAAGTTGATTTGAACAATTTGAATCCAATGGAGTAATTGTTTTATTGGAGTCATCTATTCGTATGACTTTGATTTCGGTTCTAACTTTTTCTATAATAGTAGTTTTTTCTTTAGCTGTTTTTAAATCATATTGATGTTGGTAATCTTTGAACTCATCTTCTTTCTCTTTTATTTTTTTATAATATTCTAAATTATTTTTTTGAATATTTACTTTATATTCATTAAATTCATTTTGAGTAGATTTTAGTTCCATTTTTAAAATACCTATATATCCTAAAACAATAACTACAATACTTCCTATAATTATCTCAGTTTTGTATTTGTTAAAAAATAACGAAAACACAGTGTACATTTATTCCCCTTTGTTTAGACCAGGATCATCTGAAGTTGCTTTAGTTCCTGTATAAAAACCAATAGCAGTACCTGCCAATCCTGCAAAAATTCCGTAGTATCCTAAATAACCATCTACAGGTATCTTGTAAATAATCATTAATAATACTACAACTGATACTAATAAGAAAGTAAACACTACAGAAAAAAGAATAAGTTTTCTAGCCCGTGTTACATCCTTTTCAGTCCACTCAATTAATGTTTCCATCATAGTGTTTCCTTTCATAAATATTGATAATTATTTATGAAAAGGTTGATTATGGATTTTACTGTATTTTATAATGGGCAAGAATTTGTATTATTTTTAGTGATAATAATGATTACTACTAATATAATTAAAGAAAATATGCTTATGATAGATCTTTTAGGAGTGTTTGGAAAATATATAAAAAATACAAAAATAGCAGTATTTTTGACGTCTATGTTTTTTGGTATATTGCCTATTCCTGGTAGAATAGTGTTAGGTAGTTCTATGATAAATTCATTGTCTAAAGAGAAAATGAGTTACAAAATAGGTGTGTTAGAATATTTGAGCACCCATCATTATTATTTTTGGTCACCTTTAGAAAAAACTGTAATAGTTCCTATGAGTATATTAGGGATAAGTTATGCATATTATATAAGCGTGGTTTGGCCTGTTATATTATTGAGCATTTTATTTTTGGCTATTTATCTATGGTTGTTTATAAAAGAAGAAGATATTAACATAAAATTTCCAACACAATTTCTGTGGAAGAATATTTTCTTATATGTTTTGCCTATTCTTATCTTTATTCTCATTATCTTCTTCACAGAAATGTTAGTATTAAGTTCAGTGGGTTTATTGTTATATTATTCATTTATGGTAAAATTGTCATTTGAAGATTTAAAACGACATATAAACTCCATAAATTTTAAGCTGATTTTTTTATTAATGAGCACCATAGTTATTGGAAACATAATAAAAGAATCTGGCTTCAATATAGTGGATCAAAAATTATTAATATCTGCTCTTATTGTATCATTTGTATATTCATTTTTATTAGGATCTTCATCAAAATATGCAATGATTAGTGCTTTATTAATTAGCGCTTTTGGTTTAGAATATATGTTGTTATTTTTAGTAGTCGATTTTGCTGGATATATTCTTTCTCCCACTCACAAATGCTTTTGGGTCGCATTAAGTTATTATGAGATACAAGTTAAAAAATTTGTTTTTGTTATAGTATTATGGTTAAGTATTTTGTTGTTTTATTCAATAATTCAACTTTTATTATAAGCACATCGCAAGATATTCGGACTAATTAAAATAATTCTTTGTATTCATTATAGCGAACCACAACCAAGATCTATAGCTATTTTGGGTTTAGGAAACACTACAAATAACACAATTAACAAATATTTAAGCAAATAAATGATATAATATAAAATATATTTCAATAAGGAAATAAATGACTAAAAAAACCGTAGAACAAACGTATAAAAAATTAACAGATATAGAACATGTACTACACAGACCAGGCACCTACGTTGGTAATACTAAACCACATAAAACTTCATTATTCGTTCCTAAATCGTTAGATTCATATGAGATGGAATACAAAGAAGTAAATTTTATTCCGGCATTCGTCAAATTGTTTGATGAGGTAATAACCAACGCTGTAGATGAATCTAAACGGCCGGGAACTAAACTTAATACAGTCCGAGTTAATATAGAAGATGGTAATATTACTGTTTCAGATAACGGGGGGATTCCTGTAGTAATTCATGAAGAATATCAACAATACATTCCAGAAATAATCTTTTTTGAGCTTCGTTCTGGAAGTAATTATGATGATAATGAAGAGCGTAAAGGTGCAGGAACTAATGGATTGGGGTCTAAATTAACTAACATTTTTTCTACAAAATTCTCTGTTTCTACATGTGATGGCATTAACAAATTTCATCAAGAATCTACAAAAAATCTACATGTAAAAAGTGCCGTTAAAATATCTAAAGGTTCTAAGAACGGAACCACAATCTCATACACGCCAGATTATTCTTATTTTAAAATGTATAACGAAGCTGGTGAATTGGGATTAGATGATATTCACACTCGTTTGATTTATAAACGTGTATTGGATGTTGCCGGGTGTAATGAAAATCTTAAGGTATATTTTAATGATGTTAAAATAGATATCAAAAACTTCCAAGAGTATTCAAAATTTTTCTATCCTGACGTTATATTCGATAAAGATAATGAATGGGATATTGGTGTTGGGTATTCAGAAGAAGGATTTTTACATAGCTCCTTTGTCAATTCTGTTTGGACTCACAAAGGCGGAAATCATGTTGAGTTCGTAAGTATGAACATTATTAATAAAATTCGAGAGTTTATTAATAAAAAATACAAAACTGATATTAAACCATCAGATATTCGCAATCATTTATTTTTGTTTGTTAATTCAAGTGTAATCAATCCTGCATTTGATAGTCAAACTAAAGAATTTTTAATAACAGAAGCCAAAGAGTTTAACGGAAAAGGCGAAAGATATTCTTATGTACCTACTCAATCATTTTTAAATAAAGTATTTAAATCTGAAATTGTAGAAAGTATATCTGACTGGTTAGATAAAAAAGCTAAGGCAGATGAAAATAGAGAGCTTAGAAAATTAAATTCTTCTTTAAAAGCTAAAACAGTAGAAGGTTTGATTGATGCAACTGGAACAGATCGTAAAAAATGTATCTTAGGATTATTTGAAGGTATGAGTGCATTAAACGGTGTTAGAAAATTCCGAAATGCACAAACATTCGCTGCTTTCCCTTTAGGTGGTAAATTCATAAATGTTTCTGAAATGAAACCGAAAGATGTAATTGCTAATGAAGAAGCTCAGAAGATTATGGCGGCGATAGGTCTTAAAATGGGTGAAGAACCTGATTGGGAAAATTTAAGATATGGAGAAATTCATTTTTATGTAGATGCGGATACTGATGGTACTTCTATTGCTGCATTGCTTATCAATTTCTTTTATAAATTTTGGCCTCAATTATTTGAAAAAGGCATGATGTATTTAGTCCTTACACCAATTGTAGTATCTACAAAAGGTAAAGAAATCAAACATTGGTATTCTGAAGCAGATTTTGAAGATTTCGTAAACTCAGGTAATTCAAAAGGTTGGAATTCATTATACAAAAAAGGGTTATCTGCTCTTGATGATTACTCATATAAAGAAATGTTAGATAACCCTAAGAAAGTTTTATTCTCTCCAGATGAACTTACCGCAAAAACTTTAGAAATTTGGTTCGGTAAAAAAGATAACACTGAACGAAAAGTATTATTGTCTAAAGAATAATTAAGATTATTATGATATAATATCATAACAAAAGGAATTAAATATGATTTATATCCCAACTGAAGCACGAAAAGCGTTGAAACAATATATATCTTTTAATGATATGGATGTAGTGATGCTTGAATGTAGAAAAAACTTAAAAGATAATGAATGGTATTGTGTCAAAGGTCAAATAAATGAGTATAATACCAAGTACGTTTTTATAATGGATAATTATAAAATTCTCTTATATGTAAATGACGAATGTGTAATGTCTGTTAATGATAAAGACTATGATTTTGAAGGGCTGCCAAAAGAAGAATTTGTAGAAGATTGTTCAATTATGATTGTTGAATAAATAATCTAAAAGGATAATTTCATGAATTTTAAAAATTTTATTCTACCTGAAGCTGTTATCTCAAAAAAAGTAGCAAGAGGAACAAACGAATATTCTTATGAAGGTAAATGGAATTATTTAAAAAGCAAAAATTATAAAAATACGAAACTTTTATCAGATAAATTGCCAGATCATATGAAGTTATATCTTTATGATGATATTTACTTTTTAATTTCAGAAAGAGAAGAATATCTTGGATATATTGAGTTGCGAACGGATGGGGAAATACCTAGAATTGTTTACACGGACTCCAAACTTTCTGGAGGATTTTATCTAATAATGTTCACTTACATTTTCAAGTTAACTCATATAACTGAGATTTTATCAGATGTTAGTTTATCAGAAAATGCTATTAAATCATATACAAAACTTAGCAAAAATAAATCATTTGAAATAAGAGTATATACTAAAAACAAAGAATATTTACCATTTTCTTTAAGAAATTTAAAAAGTGATGAATTGAATAGAGTATCTATTAAGATGCGAGGTTAATATGAAAACATTTGAAGAGTATATGATTTTGGAAGAAATCCTAAAGATAGGGAACGCCGAAGATTATCGAAAATCTGGAGTTGATAAAAGAGATGATTTAACTAAAGACATTCATGATAAAGATATCAATGACACTAAAGATTCTTTAGAAAGTTATCGGGTGGGTGTAGTAAATGGTATCACTATATTTAAATCCATCCACGCTCATGAAATTAGAGATGGTGAAGGATTACCTAGAGATTATGGATTGACTGATGAAGATGTGCTGAAAATTTTTGAAAAATTATTTTTAAAACCAGCTTATAATCCAAAAAACAAAACCATGGTTGCTTATAAAAATCATAAAGGTAAATTTGATTTGATGGTTATCTCTCCATTAGAATACAAATACATAAAAATCATAACTATCATACAAGGTAATAAAAATCGTAGCTATGATTATTTTACACAATCTCATCTTAAAGACCAGAAAGCCATTATAGAAAGCTCCGATTTAAATGGAGTTCAAGATTTTTTAATTATAGAATAAAGGAAAATGATGAAAATCCAATACATTGGAAATGATGCTTACGAAATAACATCTTATGATAATCAAACGATAACTCTTACTAAAGATGAATTTTACGAATGCGTTCAGACAATAAATGAGTTAGAACAAGCATATATAAACAGCATTATGAATCGAAAGGTTTAAATGCAAAATAAACACCATATACGAATGAAACAAGCTATAGAAACTGCTAAAAATTCTAAATGTATGTCAAGACATGTTGGGGCTTTGATTGTAGTTGAAGATAGAATAGTATCAGAAGGATACAATGGTACTCCTAAAGGTTATGTAAACTGTAATGTCAAATGGAATAACATATGGCATGCTGACCATCATGAATGGTCAAAAACTCATGAAATACATGCAGAAATGAATGCAATTAATTGGGCAGCCAGAAAAGGTATCAAAATTGAAGATGGGGTTATGTATTGTACTACTAAGCCTTGTTTAGAATGTACTAAAAATATTATAGCTGTTGGAATTAAAGCGGTTTATTGGTTGACTAAATATGAATATAATGAAGATCATATTTTGGATTCTTTTTTCAAGGAAAATAATGTAATTTGTGAGCAAGTATTTTTACCAGAAGATTCTGATTATAGTATGATTTACGGCAATAAAGGAATTAAAGTAAAATGAGAAGAATCATAACTGAAGTTCGATATGTAGAATATTATGACATTCCGGATGAAATAACAGATGATGGGATAATTGATTACATAAAAGACAAAAGTAGTAAAATTCAGATAAAATCATCAATTAATATATTAAAAGCATCTTCTATAGAAGAGGATAACTTTATTGAATTGCCTGAAGATATTTTGTTTGATTTAGATAATGGTATTAATGATTATTAATAATCTATTCTTAAGATATTTGATGATATAATTAAATATAAAGAAAAGAAGGATACACATGAAAAAAATTACTGTTATGTTGTTCATAGCTGTTACTCTAAATGCTGGATGGTTTGGTAATAATGTAGAGAATTCTCTAGAAAATGTTAAAAAATTTCAATGCAAAAAACTAGAAGAAAGTATCCGAAATGATCTTAACTTGCTACAAACTGAAAACTCTAAAGATGTGTATTCAAATGCTTTGTTTCGAGTTGAAAAAAACATTCCAATTATGGGAATGAAATGCGACAAAGATTATTCTGATTTACAACCATTGATTCGAGATATTCGTGATATGGTTTCAAGAACTACGGTTGAGCAATGAGATTCATAGATCAAAATCTCATTGAAAATGAGTCTATAATTTATAACTCAAGAGTTCATTATTTTGTATATGAAGAATCTTTGTTATGGGGTTTAACATTTTTACTTATAGTTACCTTGAGTTTGATTTATAGTAATGCATTAATTTATTTAGGAATGATGTTTTCATTTATAGCAGCTATTTATGCTTTTGTAGATGCGTTTATTCAAAGACATTTTACCGAAATATCAATAACAAACCAGAGATTGATTGTAAAACGAGGTTTGATAAAAAGAGATGTTTTTGAAATTCCGTTAAATCGAATTGAAAGCGTTAATATAAATCAAAATATAATTGGACGCTTTTTAGATTACGGCTCTATCGATGTAAAAGGTGTTGGGACCGGTCTGGATAATTTATCTATGATTGACAAACCATTTTTTCTCAGAAAAGTTCTGTATAATAATATATCATCAAGCTTAATTTAAGAATTATATGATATAATTATTGTATCAAAAGTAAGAAGGATAAAAAATGAGAGACCAAAACATCAAATTGAGTTTAAGCCGTGAAATTAACATGAGACAGCGTTCAGTTCGTGACAGAACTAAATATTCAAGAAAAGAAAAACATTCAAAAGGTTGGAATTAAAAATGTGTTGGGATGATAACAAATCAGTAATTCGTGAGTATTTTTTACATACATTTGGATTGAATGCCAAAATTAGTGAAAACACTTTAGATGTGTATGGAAATCAAGAAGATCTTAATGAGCTGGTTGATTTCTTAGAAGAAAATGAATTGATTTATGAACATGACGGCGAATCGATTGTAATTGACTTGGATGAAGAAATGGAATTTTGGGAATCTGAATTTCTTAATTAGTTTTTAATGTTCTTCTTGTTATAATTATACATAAACAAGAAGGATAATTTATGAAAGTCGTATTTTTCAAAGGTAATCCAAATTACGGTCAGATAAAAAATGCAAAAATGACCAAACAAATTCTCCAAACTCTCCTATTAAAAACTAATGACATTACTGTTATTAGTTCTTCAAATCCTAATATAGAAATTCCAAATGCAGAAGTTTATGTAGGTTTTTCTAGAGGGTCTAGATATCTTAAAAAATGCGATGGAATAAAAATTTCTATTGGTGGCATATCAGGATCTGATATAAAATATATAAAAAACAAAAAAGATAATGTCAAACAAGGTAATTTATCCGAAGAATCTATAAATGCTCATTTTAATTTTGATGATTCAATGAAGCTTCAATTATTAAATTCATTTTAAGAAACTTATGATATAATTATTGTATAAAAAGAAAAGGTTTACAAATGAAACTGAATAAAATTTGTTCAACAGTGTTTTTGAAGACGTTATTTTGGAAACAAAATCATCATCATAGACACGGAGTGTTTTTGCACACGATAAAGGTTGCTTTCTATGCAATTAAACACGGTGATTACAAATTTATTGTTCCTGCATTGTTGCATGATATTGGAAAACCTTTCAGTGCATATCAAGATGAAAAAGATAAACTCAGAGGAACATATTCATTCACAAACCATGAAGAATTAAGTTGGTATATTATCAAAGATTGGAAGTTAATTTCAGATTGGACCAAAGATATGGTTCGGTACCATTACTTAATTCGAGATATGCATTTATCAAAAAAGAATGGTAAATTTGCTAGATATAATCGAATTCATAAACGTTGGAATAAGTTATCAGATGAAATGAAAGCCGAATTAGGTCGGTTTTTAAAATATGATGATCTCGCTAAATAAATAAAATAAAAGTGGAGACTCGTATGACCTTTAAAAAATTAATAGAAAGTGATTATGAAATATATCATAATTCTTACTCTAGCGCTATTTCCGAAGTGGTTAGATTTATTGAGAAAAATGGATTTAGTTATAATGAAGATGACTTTTTCAATGATATAACTACTGGTCCTAAAAAACCTTCAGAGGGTAAAACTAATAAATTTCACTTACAATTGTTTAAAAATGGCGAGCCCACGAAAAAATATTTACATATTCAAATTTACGGAATGAAAAATAAGTACGAACTGAATATGTATATTAAGTGAGTTAATATGAATATCTTTAAAGATTTTGTTTTAGGTTTAAATGAAGTTCTTATAACTTTAGGTAAACAGCCATATCCTTTATTTGGGAATGTAGTAATATTAGCAGGTGGAGCTGCTTCTGGAAAAGGATTTGTCAAAAATAAGCTTTTAGCTATTGAAGGAATTAATTGCGATGTAGATGCTATAAAAGAATTAGCTCTTAAATCCCAGTTAATAAAACAACGAGCTAAGACAGAATATGGTTTAGATTTATCCTCGTTCAATTTAAAAAACCCAGATAATGTAAGCACTCTTCATTCATTAATGGTTAATATGAAAGTTTTGGACAAACGTAAATTAACTACATATATGAGCATTTTAGCATCTGATCCAGAAAGAAAACCCAATATTATTTTTGATGTTACATTGAAAGATATAACTAAACTCAACAATCTAACTACAGATTTATCTAGATTGGGTTATGACAAAAGTAAAATTCACATTGTATGGGTAGTAAATGATGTAAAATTAGCTGCAATTCAAAATAAAGAAAGAGATAGAGTAGTATCTGATGATATTCTTTTAGATACACACGAAGGTGTAGCACTAACTATGAAGAAAATCATAGATATGGGGGATAAACTCAAATCATATATGGATGGCTCTATAGTTCTTGCATTCAACAAAAGAGGTGAAGACACTGATGTTGAAAAATCTAAGAATGGTGGAATGTTCGTTAAAGGGTTTAACTACGTTGTAATTAAAGAGCCTGGGAAGCCAGTTAATCTTTCTAAAATAACCGATGAGATTTTAGCGAAGATTAAAGAATACACACCAAAAATTAATACTTGGTAAATTAAACATATTTTAATTAAAATTATGATATAATATACAAAATATTAAAGGATTAATTTGTTAATAAACGATTTTTTGAATACCGATTATAAAGACTATGCCTTATACACAATTGAAAATAGGGCGATACCATCAGTTATTGATGGATTGAAACCTGTACAAAGAAAAATATTAGCCTGTTCTATTAAATTATGGAAGGGTGTTCCTGGTGAAAAAACCAAGAAAATTTTCCAATTAGCAGGTTCTACAGCTGCGGATTTTAAATATCATCACGGTGACGCTTCGTTACAAGACGCTATCGTTGGTATGGCTCAAACATTTAAAAACAATCTACCATTATTCGATAGAGAAGGACAATTTGGTTCTTTGCGTTCTACAGAAGCTGGGGCTCCCCGATATATTGGAGTAAAATTAAATCAAAATTTTAGTAAATTGTTCAAAGACAAAAATCTTTTGACTATCAAGAAAGAAGATGATGATTATATTGAACCAAAATATTTCTTGCCTATTATTCCTATGGTATTGCTTAATGGAACCAAAGGTATTGCCGTGGGGTTTGCCACTAGCATAAGCAATCGAGACCCTAAAGAAGTTACTCAGGCATGTATTGATGTTTTAGATGGAAAAGAAATTGGCCGATTAAAACCAAAGATTGAAGAGTTTTCTGGAACATTTGAGTTAGATTTGACTGAAAAAGGTAATGGTCGTAGATGGATAGCTAAAGGACTTTATGAGCTTGTAAATTCAACTACAGTGAAAATAACGGAATTAGCTCCTAGCATAACATATGAAAAATATAAAAAAATGTTAGATGCATTAGTGGCAGATAAAACTATTGTTTCATATGAAGATAAATGTTCAGCTAATATCCATTACGTCATTAAATTCACTAAAGAAAATCTTGCAAAGCTTATTGAAAAAAATAAACTAACTTCAGTTTTAGGACTCGAGGAAACAATATCAGATAACATTAACACTTTAGATGAAAATGGAGAGCTTCTTTATTTTGATAATGAAGTAGATGTTATAAAATATTTTGTTAATTTTCGTTTAAGTTATTATGTAAAACGAAAAAGTGTAACTCTTAGTGATTTATTAAATGATATGAAGATTGAAGGCTCTAAATATAAATTTGTAAAATCAGTAGTGGATGAAGTTATTGAGATTAGAAATATCAAAAAACCTGATCTTATTGCATTTTTTGATTCTCAAAAATATTATAACCAAGATGGTTATGATTACTTGTTACGAATGCCAATTCATTCTCTGACTGAGGAAACTATTGAAAAACTCAAAGAAGAAATTAAAAAATTAAAAGCTGAATATGATTACATTGAAAAGAAAACTCCAGAGGATATGTATCGAGAAGATCTTCAAAATTTATTAAAAGAACTCTAAGCAAAAATATGTTATAATATAGTGAATAAGAAAGGAGTACAATGCTCAATTATGAAAATGTCTTTATGTCTAAATTTACGCTTTATGAGCGTTTGTTTGACACAGACACAAAAGAGTCTATAATTAGAAAAGCTGATTATAAACCTGAGATTTTCACAAAATCAAAAGGAAATAGAGAAACTGGTTGGAAGTATTTTTTAGATGAGTCCATTAATTTAGAAAAACATTCTTTTGATGATGAAAGAGAATATAAAGATTTTTTAAAATTTCAAGAACAAATAGGCGCTACAACATACGGACAAATTCAAGCTCCGTATTCACACATCCGAAATAATTATTATAAAAACAAAACAGATTTCAAATCTAGAATTTGGTACTTTGACATTGAAACTAGAGTTCTACCAAATCAAGGATTTCCATATCCAGATGAAACACCTTCAGCTATAAGCATGTTTCAGATTTATGATAACTTTTTGAATAAAATCATAATATTAGCTGATAAAAATATTTCTCCAGAGAAGAAAAATGAATTGATGGCTAAACATAAAAATTTAGTGTTTAGATCATTTAATACAGAAGAAGCTTTATTCAATGCTTTTTTTCAAATGATACACAATTTAAAACCATGTATTATTACTGCTTGGAATGGAAATAATTTCGACTTTCCTTATATCACTAATAGAGCGAAAAAGATAGGATTGCATGAAGGCAATTTGAGTCTAGTTAATAATGCATCTACCAGAGTTAGTATCAATAAAGTAACTAATGAAAAAGAATATAGTACAAATTGGGATGGAATATATCTTTTAGATATGATGGAACTTTATAAAAAGTTCACATACATCACTCAAATATCATATTCATTGGAAAATGTAACTCAAGTTGAATTGGGTGTGGGTAAAGTAGATTACGGCAATTTTAAAAACATTTCAGATTTTATGCATGGAGATTGGGATAAGTTTGTAGAATACGGTATTCAAGACGTTGTTCTTTTAGATCAATTGGATAAAAAATTGAACTTAGTAGAACTTACTAGAATGATTGCATATAAAATGGGTGTTAATGTTGATGATGCTTTAGGGACAGTTAAACCTTGGGCTACATATTTAACTAACATTGGATATGACCGTGGTTTGATTATGCCTAACAAAAATGAATCAGATTATACAGGTATTGCCGGAGGTTGGGTAGCTAATCCTAAAAAAGGTAAACATGAATGGATTGTTTCTTTTGACTTCTCTTCTTTGTATCCAAGTACAATGAGATGGAATAACATGAGCCCTGAAACAATTTTAAGAGATGAAGAGCTAACTACAGATTTACGTTTATTGAAAGAAAAAATTTATTACTTGGAAGATCCAGGAGATGGTTTAGAAAATGACCCATGGTCTAAAAATGAACGGTTCATTAACTTATATACAACTAAAGCAGATATATTACATAAAGCAGCAAAAGCTTTAGCTAAAAATGATGTATCTTGTGGAGTTAATGGTGTGTTTTTTAGAAAACACAAATTGGGAATTATTCCTGAATTGATTAAACAAATTTATGGCGGAAGAAAAGAAGCTAAGAAAAAAATGTTTGTTCATCAAAAAAACATTCAAGATTTTAAAGAGTTCGGAAAGTATGATGAAATTACTGAACAAGAAAGATTAGTTTCTTTTTATGACACAGAACAAATGGCTCTAAAAATCTTGATGAACAGTCTTTATGGAGCCATGGCAAATAAACACTTTATGTTGTTCAATCAAGGACTTGCTGAAGCTATTACTGCAAACGGTAGAATGATTAATCAATTTTGTTCTCTTAAAATTGAAGAATATATGAAAGAATACACTGGAAAACCAGCAATGATTTATGGAGATACTGACTCGTGTTACATAACATTAAAACACGCTATTCCAGTTGAATTGCTTAAAGAAAATGATAAATCTAAAATAACAGATTGGTGTAATGATTTTTGTTCTAATGAATTGCAAAAAGTTATAGACAATGCTTTGAGTGAAGTTTCAACATTAGTTAATGCATATGAACCTGAAGCACAAGCGGAGGATCGAGAAATTATTGCAGATTCTGGTTTTTGGGTAGCTAAGAAAAAATATGCTTGTAGAGTTTTGGATACAGAGGGTGTAAGATTAAAAGAACCTAAACTTAAAGTTATGGGTCTAGAAATCGTTAGATCAAACACACCGACATATTGTAGAAAGAAACTTAAAGAAAGTGTAGAAATTATTTTGGATAAAGAAGAGTCCGAAGTTCAAGAATATATTTTAGATGTAAAGCATGAATTTTCCAATCAATCAATAGATATGATTTCACGTATCACTGGTGTTAGTAACCTTAATTATGAGTTAAACACAGCCAAGAGTATTCCTATAAACTCAAGAGCAGGATTGGTTCACAATGCATTAATGGATAAATTGGAATTACAAAAAGATTATGAATATATTACGTCTTCAGATAAAATAAAGTACGTTTTTTTAAAAGTTCCTAATCCAGCATTTAATCAAAATGTAATTGGTTATAAAGATCCAAAATTTTTAGAAGATTCTGGATTGTATCAGTATATCGATAAAGATGAAATGTTTAATAAGTTTTTCTTAAGCCCTATGGATATTATGCTTAAACCTTTGAATTGGAGCGCTTATAAGATAAATGATTTTTCAGAATGGGAATAAGTGTAAATACATAAAATATTGTTATTAACATTAAAAATAGCTTATAATTAACAATATATTATTAATTAAGGCATAATTTATGAAGATTTATTTTAACATAACAAAACTAGAAATGCATACATTCACTAAGAAAAATGATAAGGTGTTGTGTTTGGATTTTTTAGGTTCTTGGTTTTTATTCAAAAAACGAACTGTATCTGAGGGGATAACCCGAGATGCTATCTTGTATGATTACAATACTGGAGAACAATATACCGGAGATGGTCATTACGGTGAAGTTAAAGTATTTCAATTATGTAGGGTTAATTGGAAAAACCCTATTAAATCATGGTTTTGGAATAGATATACAATTCAATATTATATGTCTCATGAAAATTATTTAAAAATAAAGGAATAAAATGGATTATAAAAAACCTAAAGTTACATTGCTTCAAGCATCTCCATTATTTGTATCAGAAATTGCAGCCAGAGTTTGTTATGATTCTTTTTCATTGTCAGAGAATAAAAACATCAAAAGTTTTTCTGAAGATGGATCTGGATTGACTGCTATGCAAGTTGAAGATATAGAGGGAAGTGAGGTTTTAGATAAATTGACTTGGGCTTTTCAGCATGAATCAATTTTGGAGCATACTACTTTATCATTTTTTGTAGAAGATTTGTCTCGTGAAGTTTTGCAAGAAGTTGCTAGACATCGTATAGGAATGGCTATCAGTGTTAAATCAACTCGATATACAATTGAAAAATTGGTAAATGCGGTTACAAATCATTTTGAGCTATTAGAAAATTCTAATAAATTGGCTATGACTAATGAAATTAGAGCTTCTTATGAATTAATAAGACAAATAGTAGCCGAAAATATCATAGTGTCAAATGATGCATGGATTGATATTGAGACTGATACTTTAATGAGTAAATTGGAATTGTATCACTTGGAAGAGCCTTTAGTAAAAGGATTGACTGGATCTAAAAAGAAAAAACAAAATGACCGTGTTAAACGTTGTCTTCCAGAAACTTGGACTACAAAATGTGTGCTTACATTCAATATTAGAGCTCTAAAACATTTTGTAGAACTTAGAGATTCTGGCTCAGCATATTATGGTATTAGAGAATTGGCATTAGGAATTATTTCACAAACTCCAGATAAATACATGAGATTTATAAGAAAACCTAAAGATTTTAAGATTGTAGAAGGTCATTAAATGAAAGTAATTGAGAAGGATTTTTTATCCTTCTATAAGGTAGCTCATTGGAATTATGGAGTGCTCATGACTCCATTCACTATTGGTTTGGGATTGATACCGGGACATTTCATGAGTGCTTTCTTTGTTTTAATTACATTATCTATGATATTGTTATCACATTATTATGATAGAATATTAAATTCTATCTCTTATATGAAATTTGAGTTATTTTTATCATTTATAACAATATCAGCAACCACAATATTTTTATTCTCAGATAATATAATGTATTATGCAGTATTGATTAAAATCTTCGATATATTTAAAGAATACTTAATAAGAGCAGAGAGCGCTATTTTTCAAAATTCAATGCATGTTATCGTTAAAAAAGATTATTCAAAATTTTATATTTTGGCTGGATTATCCGCAAGCACCTTAATTTTTTGGATGTTTCCTCAAGACATCGCTATCTTTTATTCAATTTTATTATTGATAGTTGGTGATATGATTCTTATATATTATAAAATTAAAATGTACAAAAAAGTTAATTTTAAGCAATAATGTGTTATAATTTAATAAGAATAGAAAGAAGGAATAATATGACAATTTTCGTAGATGCATCTTGGAGCACTACTAATTCACATGCTGGGTTTTATGTAGAATCAAAAAATCATTTGTTGTCTATGCCAATTAAAGCAAGAACAAGTGTAAGAGCAGAAACAATTGCATGTTTATTGGCGTTAAGATATAAAAACTCAAAAGTATTAACCGATTGTATGCCCGCTTATGATTACATAGCTACCAAATATCCAAAATATTGTGATAATTTGTCTTGGGTTCCTCGAAAACAAAATGCAATTGCAGACCGATTATCTAGAATGTACGAGACAGTTCATGTTAAACCAGCTAAATCGAAACCTTTAGATTATCGTACTTATATTTTAACAAAATCAAATGACGAGAAATTAAATCTTTATAAAAATTTAGCTACGGAATCATGGCAGTTTGAAATGGTAAAAGCTATTGAAAACCAATTCGTCGCAATTAAAACAAATCCAGATGCTATCTTTAAACACAAAGGAAAATTTTATTGCAATAATCCTTGGGTAAATTTGATTTGGATGACGAATGAACATAAAACTATTGGACGGGGCTTTTTTAAATTTCTTAAAAGCCGTGGACAACAAATGCAAACTCAATATAACGCCATTGAATTTAAAAATTTGTTAAATACCTTAAAACAAAAAAGAGAAGAATATGACAGACACAATAGATCAACAAATGGAGAAATTATTTAAGAAATATAACGACTTTGTCGTTTATGACTTAACTATTTTAGATAAAAAACTCCTTGAACTTCCCTTAATAATATCTCATTATCAAAATTTATTTTACTCGATGCAGGCTAAATTAGATGAATATGATGCTCAAAAGGCAGAAATGTGGCAAGCTAAATATTTGTATTACAAACATCAATTTGACCACGCGCTTAGTCACACCGAAATAAAGGTATTCATAGAGAGAGACCTTGAAGTTATAAATATTACAAGAAAAATGAATATAGTGAGGTTGATTGCTTCTAGAGCTGAAGATACTATAAAATCTCTTCGGGAATTTAGCTGGACCTTGAAACATTTGCTAGAATTTGAGAAATTCAAGGCTGGAATTGTAAATTAATTCCAGAAAATAAACTATATTAAAACATAGTTATAAATACTGATTCTAATTCAGATAATTCAAATGACTTCAACAATTCAAAAACATTATCTCACATCATTCAGCCGATTAGTTATTTGGCTAGATATTTTAAAAAAAAGTTATTTTATAAAAAGGCGTTATATGACGTTAAAAACTCAAGCTGTAAATGAATCATATATTAAGGTATTTACAGATGATATAGAAATAAAAATCACTATTACAAATTTTCTTTCGGCTTATGCTGAAGGTTATCAATTTGCACCTAGCTTCAAAGCAGGTGTGTGGGATGGAAAAACTAAATTTTATAAACTAGCTCATGATGGGATTTTAGTGCCAAAAGGTTTGATTTTTCATTTGATAAAAGCTATGAAAAAACAAGATATAGAAATTGAGTATGAAGACCCCAGTGAATATGTAAAGACTAATCATGAAGAGTTTAATGAATTTATAAAAACGTTAAACCTGCCATTTGCTCCATATGATTATCAGATTGACACTTGTGTTACTTTTATTAATAAGGGAAGATTGACAGCTCAATTAGCTACAGGTGCTGGAAAATCATTGGTAGTATATATGTTATCAATGTTTTTTAAATCACATGATATGAAAACATTAGTAATAGTTCCAAACGTCTCTTTGACTAATCAAATAAGATCAGATTTTGATGATTATGGGTTTAAAGAGCCAGAAAATATTCATTTGATTTCTGCAGGTATTGAGAAACATCTTAGATGTCCTATCACCATAAGCACATGGCAGAGTTTATATAATTATCCTCACTTATTATCAGATGCGGATGTTATAATTGTAGATGAAGCTCACCAAGCAAAATCTGAAGTGTTTACTGAAATAATTTTACCAGCTAGTGTTAATTGTAAATATAGATTAGGATTATCTGGAACCATTGTGGATTTAACATATGCAGATAGAATGAATCTGATTGGATCTATAGGACCAAATGTTAAGATAATAAACTCACAAGGATTGATAGATAGAGGATTGGCTACACCCGTTCAGATAAATTGTTTATTTTTCAACTATTCTGAAGAGGAGAAAAAACTCTTCAAAAACCTTGATTATAAAAAAGAAGTAAAAGCTTTAGAAGGTCATGAGCGTAGAAATAAAATGTTAGCCAAAATGACTAACAAGATAGCTAATTCAGGGAACACTATATTATTATTTAACACAATTGCACATGGAAAATGGTTAATGGAATTGTTGCTTCAAGATAAATTCGGACTAGAAGATCTTGTGTTTTTAGAAAAAGGAACCCCGCAAGCAGTTAAAGCTTTAATAAAAGATGGAACGTTACCTTTGAAAATTTTCACAAATACAGACTTTGATGAAAAACAAAGAAAATCTGTAATAAACACATTAGTGAAAAACAATATACCGGCTTCTTATATAGATAGATTCGATTCTTTAGAAAAATATGACATTTATATGATTTATGGAGCAATTGAAGGTGAAGAACGTGAACGAATTAGAAAACTTTTAGAACATAAAGAAAATGCTATTATTGTAGCTAACTATGCAACTATGTCTACAGGAGTAAATATAAAACGACTTCATAACATAATATTGGGAGCACCTGTAAAAAGCTCCATTAGATTAAGACAAACCGTAGGCCGTGGATTAAGACTCCATTCAGAAAAAGAAGTCATGAAATTGTGGGATATAACTGATGATTTTTCGACAAAATCAAAAACGGGAAAGACTACAAATAAGAATCACACATTAAAACATTTTGAATCTCGGCTTCTTGTGTATCAAGAAGATGGTTTTCCGATGGTAGAAAAAGAAGTAAAAATTTCGTAAAGGTAAAAAACATGAAGGCATTTGGAGATAAAATATTCGTAAAAGTTTTTGAGAAAGATGAAGTTACTTCATCTGGTATAATGCTTGTATCGAAAAGTAAGAAAGAAACACCTAGATTTGGAAAAGTAGTTAGCGTAGGTGATTTGGTCACTGAAGTATCAGAAAATGATATAGTGTCTTTCGGTAATTATGCATTAAAAAATCCTGTAAATGATCTATATGCTATGGTTATGGAAGATATTTTTGGTTACTTTAAAGTTTAATATGTTATAATAAAGAAAAAAGGAACTCAATGCAGTTGATTCTAAAAAATCTTCAGTATTTTCTACCAATGTTTTTATTATACATGTTGAATTTGTTATTAGTGGGAATCATAGTAACTAATACAATGTTAGTTGGATTTGATCCATCACCATTAACAGAAATTGTTTTGTTAGGTGTAGCTTTTCCTCCTTTAGGTGTAATTTTAGGTGCATGGGAATTTGGATTTTTAATTCAAACAATGTTTTGATTTAAACAAAGTCTAAGCAAAATAATGATATAATTATTACATATAAAAAGACAAAAGGATAGATATGGCGATCTCAATCAATGTAGGTATTGTAACTAATCTAGAAAAAGACATCCGAAATTATGCACAAACTCTTTTAGATGGTTCAAAATTAAGTGGGTTGGCTGAAGCGTTCAGCGCAAGTTTAAAAGTTACAAACACAAGGAATGTAAAAACAATCACTGCAGAATATGTGAAAAAAGTTGCCGATGATTTAATTTCACAAGGTATGCCAAAAGTTTCAGCCAAATCAATGGCTAAAAAATATGTTGAAGATCAAGTTAATGATATTATGAACAAAATCAACTAATTTAGTTCAACAAATCCTCTTAAACCCTCCAGATAGACAGACTTCAAAAATAAGGGTTAATTTTTAACCCTCCTCTTAAACACTCCAGATAGACAGATTTATTACTAATCAGACCTAATTACGGTTCCTTTCCAAATATCATGCTTGAGCCTTTATCGTCTAGGCGATGTAAAGTCTCAACAATTTTATTTTACGTTTAAGGAGTTATATTGTTAGGAAAAAAAGTACAAGCAATATTGAGCGATTTGGCATCAATTTCAACCGCAGCAATTATTGATTATCCTATTACAGGTATTCAAGATTCAGGCAAATCTATGGTAGCATTTATTGATCTTTCTCAATTTGGAGAAGACAAATTTGAGAAATTTGGGATCTTTAATCTTACAGAGCTTTTGTCAATCTTGGGTGTAGTAGACAATGCTGATGTTAAGATGAAAGACGGTGTTATCTCAATTTCAAATGATAACAGTTCTATCAAATATTTTACAACAAACATTGATCTTTTGAGTCAATCATTTTCAGCTAATCCAAAAATCCCAGAAAATATCAAAGCGGCACCTACAGCAATGAGTTTTACATTAGAATCAAATGTTTTGGAAAAATTGAAAAAAACATCAGCTCTTATGAAGTTGGAACATTTGGTCGTAGAAACACAATCAGAAGATGGTATTCAATTAACAATCACTGGAATCAATAAAGATTCATCTAATAATTTCAAAATCAAAGTAGCTAATGCGAGAAATGAAGGTTCTCACAAAATTATTCTTGATATGGAAAATATCAAAAAATTGCCAGCAGGTAACTATAGTGTAAAAGTAGCACAAAATGCTAAAACTAAAAGCTATATCACAATGTTTAGTTCAAATGACATTCCAAGTTTGGAAGTAGTGGTAAACGTGGTTTCTGAATAAGATTTAAAAAATATAAATAAAATGATTACATAAAAGGAGACATCCAAAAATGTAAAAACATTTATTTACGTTGAACCCGTTTTAAAAAAGAGTTGATATTTTATATCCGTTAAAAATCGTTTAATAATCGTTAAGGAAACACACATGGTAAATTTATTTGAAGAATCATTTGAAGGTCTAGAAAAAAATATTGCAGATCATGCAAAAAACAACAAGAAAACTTTTGCTCCAGATGAAAGAGAATGGAAATTGACAAGAGATGATAATGATGAAGGACAAGCAATTATTCGCTTGATTCCAGACAAAACTGGTAAACCATTTACTAAGGTTTACAATCATTCATTTGGTATTTTCAACAAAGCTAGAAATAAAAAATTATGGTACATTGAAGACAGCCCATCTACAATTGGTCAACCTTGTCCAGTTTCAGAATATTGGGCTGAATTGAATTCTATTGGAACAGAAGAAGCTAAAGAAGAAGCTAAATTGTTCAGTCGTAAAGTAAACTATATCACAAACGTTTACATTGTAAAAGATCCAGCTTGTCCTGCAAATGAAGGAAAAGTTTTCTATTGGAAATTTGGTACAAAATTGTATGACAAATTCATGGCAACATTGAACCCATCAGAAAAAGATTTGGCAATGGGTGAAACCGCAATTCCATTGTGGAATGCATTGAAAGGTGCTAATATCAAATTGAAAATCAAAAAAGCTGCGGGTGGATTTTTGAATTATGATGATACAACAATTATGGCACCTAGCGCATGTTTTGATTCTAAAGAAGAAGCTACAGATGTAATTGTTAATCAAACAATCGAATTATCTGAATTTGAAAGCCCTTCTCATTTCAAAACTTATGAAGAATTGAGTGATAAATTGGCATTCGTTTTGGGCAAAAAAGATGGAACTAAAACAACAAAAACCACTCCAAAAAAAGAACCAAGCATTGATACTGGATTAGATGATTTAGATGATATTGTTGAAAAAGCGGCGTCTAAAAAATCAGATGAAGAACCAGTACCAAAAGCAAAAAAAGAGAAAGAAAAAGAACCTGAATCAGATGATGATGATCTTGATTTCTTAAATGGACTGTAATAGTCCATTAATTTAATAGAAAGGCGAAAATGATCTTAGTAGACTATTCGCATTTATCTTCACGGAATTTGTACACTGCATTATCACAAGCAAAACCTAAAAAAGATAAAGAAACAAAAAAGTTTTTAACCGAAGATTTCATACAATTTTATAAACATTTAATGCTAAATTCCCTGAGATTAATTCAGAAAAAATATCAAAAAATGTATGGTGAAATAGTGTTGTGTTTAGATGTTCGTGGCACTAACTGGAGAAAAGAAATATTTCCAGATTACAAAGCGCAGCGAGCAAAAGGTCGCGAAGAATCTGATATAGATTTTGAAAGTTTTTATAAAGAATCTAATAAATTTGTAGAAGAAATTGGTCAAATATTCCCATATAAAATCCTTGGAGTTCCAGGAGCAGAAGCTGATGATATTATAGCAACTTTGGCAAAATACTCTAAAGAAGCTACTTTAGTAATCTCATCAGATAAAGACTTTAAACAACTATTATCATTAAACAATGTTGAGTTGTATGATCCGATTAAACTTAAAAAAATAACTATGTCAAAAAATGAATTATCAAAATGGATGACTGAACATATTTTGTTAGGAGATTCTTCTGATAATGTTCCTAATATAAAACAAGGAACAGAATTCAGCGATGCATTTTTAGCATACATCAAATCCAAAGACATTCATGTATCTAAAGTTGACGAATTTAACAAATTGACCATTTCAAAAAAATTATATAGCGAATTTACTGTAGAAAAGAAATTTAAATCAGGACCTAATAAAGGTAAACCTACAGGAGAATTAGATATATTCAAAACTGTTCCTTTTGGAGAAAAAGCTGTTGAGAAATTTGCATTCGATCTTAAGGAAAGTTTAAAAGAGCATCCAATGTATCAGGTTAATTATGACCGAAATAAAACATTGGTTTTATTTTCAGAAATTCCTAAAAAAATTGAAGATGCAATCATAAAAAGTTTCTCAGAAACAGAATTGTGTTACAACAAAAATAAATTACTTATGTTTTTGGGTGAAAACAATCTAGTAGAATTAGCTAGAAATGTCTCTGATTTTTATCTAGATGAAAATCAATTTAACGTAACAGAAAGTTCCAGTCTTGATGATTGGTTATAAAAATAATGTTAAAAGCTGATGATAATTACTCAGTTAAAGGTGATCAAAGAAACGGTTCTTTGATCTTCATGAAATGGATTGTTTAAAGACAGTTCATATAAACAATTAAAATTAAAAAAAGGTATAAAAATGGAAGAAAAAGTATTTGTATTAGACGGCGTTACATATGAAACAGAGAGTTTGCCGGAGCAAGCAAAACAAGTATTTGCTACAATTATTCAAGTTCAAGAAAAACAACGTCTTGAAAATATTATCCATAGCGCAGCTATTCAAGCATTAACAATTGAATTGTCATCTTTGAAAGATCAATTCACTGTAGCAACTCCTCAAGAAGATTGATCTTCAAATTTCTTTATAATATGTTCTACAACTTTAGGTTTTAACCACACTTTTCGGTGTGGATTAAAATATGGTGTATAATCAAAATAATGATGAGCTTGGGTTAATTCAATTAAAACATAAATTTCAGTTTGATCTTTATAATCATTGATTAATTTTAAAGTAACATCATCTAACTCATCTTTGATGGGTACTTTTTGTTTAGGATTAACTACATTAAATGCATTTATTAAATTATTAATGCTGAATTTTATACCCTGAATAATCGCTATTTCAAAGCAAGCGAAAGCTATTTCATATGAGTTAATTTCATTAAATCGTGTGGATTCATAAAATAACTTTTTAAGATTAGTTTCAGATAATTCATTCTTATGAGATTTATAATACTCCGTATTCATAAACTCCATTAATATCAAATCAAATCGTTTCAAGTTAATCCTTTTAATTATATTAAATTTATTTATTAAGGTATAAAATGAAAATTTTCTTAAGCATCATCCCAGCAGTTCTATCGGCTGAGATTTTGACATTAGATCCAGTACTTGTAGAATCAACTACATATTCACCAATTTCTGAGTATAGAGACAATAAAGTTGATTTTAGCGCTATACAAACTAAAATGAACATTCAACAAACTGCACCTGGAATGTATAGCCCGGTAATTCAAGGTCTTCAAGGCGAATTAGTTGGAGTGAAATTTGAAGATGTTATTATGAATAACTCAAATTTTAGAAGTGGTCCAAATCAATATTTTTCATGGATACCAAATGAATTTGTAGATTACAAATTGGAAGCAGGCAATGCAATTGGGTTAAGTGTAGACTCTCACATTACAGATGTTTCTCAAGTTTATGCAGAATATAGTTCATATGACCAAGGTAGAAAATTAATTGCTACAAAAAAATATGATAACACAACTGTAGGTTTGAAGTTATATAAAACTGGCGATTATAATAATATTGAACATACTGCATATAACCAAGATGCATTCTTTGTCAAAAATATCACTGGAAACAATACTTTTATCGCTTTATATAGCACATCATCAGATATTGACCGATTAGATAAATTTATTCAAAGAAAACCATATACATATCTTGACCAAGATTATGTTTTTATCAAAGATTCATACAAACTAACTAACAACGATACAGTTACAGGAAGTTATCAAAGATTCGTAGAAAATGTAAACGATAATGGAAAAGAAGTTGATTCTACTAATAACGTTTATGGAGCTCAATATGTTCATAAATTTGAATCCGGAATTAGCGTTAAATTAATGGATTCATATGAAGATCTTATGTATAATCAAAAAGATTTCACTTATAATACAACAACGGCCGGAATTAGTTATAAAAACGAATTATTTGGCATTAAATTGAAATCAAATATTGATGGCATATGGGCTCAAACTACAGACAAGCAAGATGATGTTACCAAGAATTTTAACACATATAGTTACAATATAGAATTGCAAAAAAATATTGTATATGGAAGTGTAAGAGGTGGATATAAGCTTCCTACAGCTAACAATCTTTATTATTCAAGAACCACAGGAAAAGGAAATGATGTACCAAATGCGTCATTAATTCCAGAAACATCAAAAACATATTCTTTAGGTATTAAAGATGTAATTGATGATTTTACCTACAACATCAGTGGTTATTATATGTATCTTGATAATGCAATATCAAGTGTTAAAGTCGGAAATATATCAGGGGTAGATCAATATCAAGCCCAAAATGTTGGAGACGGCATGGTTAAAGGTGCTGATGTTACCTTGACATATGATAAAGATTTGTTCGGTTCATTATTTAATTTTCAATATGTGTATGGAGAAGATGGTTCAGATTATATGAGTAAAATCACTCCGTGGAAAATTTATTGGAAAAATGAGTACAATCATTATTTTGTAACTTGGAATTATGCTCATAAAGGAATTCACTTATCTAAATCAGATATGAATGATGTAAGAATTGTAAATCCAACTTACAATGAGTACAATAATAAAGGATATAACACTATAGATATTGGTTATTCTAATAATTATAATAAATGGTTATATGGAATAACATTTAACAATATATTCAATAATGATGGAAGAGCAATGGGTTCATCAGTTGATGTTCCAGAACGTAGTGTAAATATTAGATTAGGATATGCTTTTTAAAGATAGTTTAAAGTTATTCTGATATAATTATTGTATAAAAAGAAAAGAAGGATAGAAAATGTCAGATAAAATCATCACACAAACAGGTTGGAGTAAATCAAATAAGGGAAATCTTAATAAAATTGATCCAACTGTTTTAAAAGAATTTTGGGCTAGCATATCAGTTGAATGGAAAAAAGAAACTCTTCTTGAAATTGCGGAAACATTTCGTAGCAAAATAAATGTGGATCGTTTTATTTTATCAATCAATAAAACGAGCAGCTCAACAAAACTTGATGAAATCATGACTAATTTGTATCTTTGTTCAGAAGATATGTCTACGTTTGGATCTAAGAAAAAATATAACTCACGTTATTAATTAAGATTTAATGTTCTTATGATATAATATACAAAAAGAAGGATAGATTATGAATACAATTCTTTATTCAGAGTATAAAAAAACTCACAAACCAGTCACCTTGAATGATGTTTTAGAAGCTCAATCAGACAATGAATATGTTATGGTTAGCGTAGATGATAGAGTGTATTGTATTACAGAAATAGATCTTAATTCCGAAGAATCTTTCGTTTGTATTGACAAAGAATGTAATGAATATACCTTTGCTTTTGACCAAATATCAAAAATAGAAGGTATTTAATGAAGCCTTCATTACCCAAAGTTATGGCGTTTGTCATTACAGATTTTGATACTGAATTGGGATACATCCGAACTGAGATAGAAGTGGAAGTTCTCACTGTTCATTTTAATACTGGCAAAATGCGTGTTAGATATTATGCAAACATTTTTAATTCCGGAATGTCAGTAAAAACTGAAGATGTTTCTAATGAACCGTTTATGAAAAAATATGATATATTAGGAACCCAACAATGATATCTTTGGAAACTTTGTCAGATCTTTTCGGATTTAAGGTGATTAAATATAAGCTCATTCGTAATGACATTGTAGTCTATGATGGATCTTCTTATGATATGTTTGAGTGGAATAAATCTAAGAATATCTATGAGCTTATGGCGAATTGTAAAGAGAGTTCTTATAAATTAGGTTATTCTATGAGAACATTCAAATCTTCTAAAGGTTGGGTAATTGATTTGATTCATGAAGATCGATTGAAATCAATTTTAAATAAAACACAAATCAATCATATAGAAGGATCTATTACTGTTGAAATTTTTGATAGAGATTCTGAAAACAATGAATTTCATCCCAAATATTTTGAATCTGAACAAGAAGCAGTTTTTTCTGCATATGATTGGTTACTAACACACAAGGATAATTTATGAGACTATATGTTTTTAGTCATTTTATGATTTCTAGCATGGCGAAAGGAATTCAAACTCTTCATAGCACTGTAGAAATGTTTACAAAATATGAGAAGATAGATATTTCTGAATATGAACTGATTACTGGACGAGAACCTTCTGATGATTTGATTATGGAGGCAGACAAAGCCAATATCTTGTACAATTGGGCAAAAAATCACAAAACTTGTATTCATCTAAATGGAGGAACTAGTCCAGACCTTCAAGAGCTGAGAGATTTCTTAGATGATACAACAAATCCATATCCATGGGCAGAATTTTATGAAGATGAATCTTTAGGGAATTTGATGACTGCAATAAGTATCGTTCTGCCAGAGAAAATTTATGAAACAGTATCTGCCATGAAAACCGGCGTTTTAACATTCAATGGAGAATTTTTACATTGTGTAGATACTACACAATTAGATCCAGAAATGACGTCAAAATTAATGAGTTTTGGAAAATTCAATCAATTTGAACAAAAGTTGATAATGTCTATGGGAAATTATCGGCTAGCACAATAAAGGAATAAAATGGGAGCAGTTTTAAATGATATTAATGTCAAATATTTTGAATTAGTCATACCTGCTTCTAATAGGGGAATTCGCAGATCTCAGGATTATAATGCAAAGTGCCCAATTTGTGGTGACAGCAAACGAAACAAATTATCCAAAAGATTTCATCTTTATACAAAAACTTCATTTGATGGAGATGTATTAAAATGTTTTAATGGAGATTGTGAGTACTCTGGGAATATGTATTCTTTCCTTAGAGATTATCACCCTTCTTTATTAAATTCTTATATTCAAGAAATGAAGGGCGAAAAAATTAATTTCATCCAAGAATTTCTCAAAGGTGAAGAACCTCAAATAGATACTTATATTCCAGATTCATTGTTTGTTCCAAAAATAATAACAGATGTTCCTGAAATATTTCAAAAAATAACTAAAGGTTCATATGCGTATGATTACTTGATTAAAAGAAATATTCCAGAAACATTACACAAATATTTCTTAGAAGTTGTTCCGCCTTTTGTGTTCAAAGAAGATGATAAAGAGAAGAACTTAGAAAATTTCATAATTATACCATTGTATTATGGTAAAAAGATTTATGGGTTCACTTCTAGGAGCACTATAAACAAGGATTTTTATACTAGAATTCCTGAAGAAAACACTGGATGGAAAGTTTGGAATTTACTAAATGTAGATTTATCAAAAACTTTATATATTTTTGAAGGAACTTTTGATGCATTAAGCATAGAGTCCGATAATGTAGTGGCTTGTTTGGGTGCAGATTTTCCAGATGAAATATTGAAAAAAGTAAAAGATCCAGTGTTTGTTTATGATAATACCAACATAGACAAGACTGGAGCTAAGAAAGCTTTTAAATACGCAAAACTAGGATATAAAGTTATGATATGGCCTGATATATCATATAAAGATTTTAATGCTATATTGACTAAAGGTGCGACTAGAGAGAAACTTCAAAAGTTTCTAGAATCAAATATATATCAAGGGCTTTCAGCTCAAGTTAGATTAAAAATGGAAGGATAGAAAATGAGTAATTTCATAATTTTAAACAAACCTCATTATTCCACAAACATACAGCGAGAATTAATTCAATTGAGTGATGATGAACTTGCTGAGGAATTATTCTATAGTACTGATTGGTTTACGGATGAATTGTTTGAAGCTCGCACAGATTTGTCAATGTCAATAGGAGCAGAATATAGCCGTCTTATGGTTGATTATGAAAAAATAAACAACATAAAAGAACCTGGAAATGCTATTGGTAGAGGTGTTTTGTATACTCATAATTATCAAGGGAAACTTATGAGATTAATTGATGATAAATCCAATAAGTTTTTGGCTAGTTATGAAAAACGATTAAAATTTTTCAATGAGCAAATATCACTTGCTGAAAGTTTTTTTGATGAAGTTATCATAATAGATTGTCATTCTTTTGATACACATTATACTAATGTAGTTAACAATACTCCGGGAATGAAACACCCAGATATTTGTATAGGATATAATGAAAAAAATTGTAATCTGTTGAAAATTCAAGAACTAAAAGAACACTTCAAATCTTTAGGTTATTCGGTTAACTTAAATTTTCCTTTTTCCGGAAGTTATTTGCCTGAATACAATATAGAAAATCCTAATGTGTTTACGGTCATGATAGAAGTAAACAAAGATCTTTACATGAGTAAAGATGGATTTGTACCTCTTAAGAAAGATTCTTTTAATAAATTAAAAGAAGATATAACTAATGGTATTATGATATTCGCATAAAAATAACTACTCTAGGGTCTTCAGGATGGACCTTTCCTTCATCATCTACAAAATCAGAAACTCCGTCTACAATAGCGTAAGCTTCTCCTGGAGTTCCTGAATTCATTGATTTATCAATTTTGAATCCATGTCTCGAGTATAATGAATATAATGGACCATAAATTTCTTTACCTTTACGAAACGCAAAACAATCTAAATGTTTCGCCCCATTTTTCACAGCACTTTTCATAATAGCATCTCCAGAAGATCCCTTCGTACTAAAAACCGAGACCAATTCATCTCCATGGTTTATTGCATAACCCGATGAGTTATTGTGACCCAAAAAACATTTCATTTTATTATAATCACTACGATTATAAACAGACAATGTCTCTAGACCTTTATGTGGCAACCCTTTATTGAGCTTAGCTATATCATTTTCTTTTATTTTAGAAATAGCTCTAAAGAACGTAGTCCCGTCCACTTCTGAAAAATCATTCTCATCAAATAATTTTTGACCTTTTTCTAATTGCTCAGGAGAAAGTCTCCCCATATCATAAAACTTTTCAAATAATTCTTTTAATGTCATCTTTTTATATATTCCTAAGGTTATAAATGTTATAATGTATTTATAAAAGGACAGAAAGACATGAAATTAGATTTTTTTAAACAGCCATTGAATGAAGGTGATTGTGTTGCTTTTCCATCATCTGGTAGTATGATGTTAGGAATTATAGAGAAGTTTAGATTTTTCAAATCTAGAAAAGATCAAACCGTTTATCGAGTTGATGGATTTGTACGAAATAGCTCCGGAAACAAAAAATGGAAAGATTGTAGAGATCTTGTAAAATGTCCAGAATCATTTAAGGAGTATTGATGAAAATTATCTCTAAATTTCAAGACTATTATGACTTTTCTTGTGGATATTTCGATAATTCAACTTGTTACCCACGAGAAGTGTTCGCTGTTCAGGATAAAAACATTCTTGCTAAATTGGAATCTATTGTTCCAAAATATTCATATCGAATTGATGATGAAATAAAACATCATGCAGGTATTGTAATTTTGAACAACATCATGTATCCATTCGTTAGAGTTCTCATAAAAGGTAACTTATCTAGTATTTCATATGAGCCTATAGGTAACAGATATTTTGATAGAATTTTTAAATTTAAAGGTTCGGTTTTTGAAATTGATGCGCCTGTAGCAATATATGACCCATATGGAGTATCTTTACCAAAAGGTATAAAACCGATAAATTTTAATGGATCATTTTATGATTGTAATTATGGATTTGAAAAGCGTTTTATTCATAATGCACCTTTGAAGCCTTATAAGTTTCCATTAGATGGCAGAATTGTGTTACAAGAGATTGAAACATTTCTTAATAAACACAAAGAAGAAATGATTCCACAAGTTTTATCAGATAATGATATTCGAGATGCTAAAGGGTTCGATAAAAATTCATTCCGGAGAACAAAATGATTAAATTACCAATTACTGCAGAAGAGTTTGCTTTGAAATGTGAAGAATTGTGGAGAAATGTAGCAATTGCATATGTTTCAGCTAGCAATTCTTCAAACAAATATTCAATGAAAGAATGGGCAGATCAAGCAGTTGAAGATTATAGAAAATCTTTTTCATATTGGAATCCAACAAACTAGAGACAACATCATATTGACAGATATCTAAAACAAAACTGATATAATAAAAGCAGGGGTTTTAAATTCTGAAAAAATTAATATATTCTTAAGGTTAAACCTTAAGAAAAATTTAATGAGATATTATAAACGGTTTAATGTTTAATTAAGAAATTTATGTTATAATAAAGGATAAAAATGTTAGACGAAACTATAGAATATTGGGTTCAAGAAGCTGTTTATTTTATCAATGAACTTAATTTTGAAACTGATAATGAAACCGAATTTTGGTTTTATCACAAAGCTGTAGATTATTACATTTTATATCACACATCAAAATAAAAAGGAATGCTATGAAAATTATTTGTTTAGAACTAGATTGGGCAGACGAATTTCATTACCCAATCGTGTCATTAATTTCAAATGAGGATTTGGAAAGAATCAAAGAGAGGATTGACCATTTAAAAAATGTGGGAACGGATATGAATCACACCCAAGAATATTATTTTGGAACCAACGAAGCTTTTGATTTTTCTTTTAATGATATTATATCTATGATTGAAGATGCCAAATATATCTCAGAAGAAGAAGTTGATGTATTGATTAAATTTGGTGTTCTTGATTTTGGAACTGATATTGTAAGCAAATTCTTAGAAACATATGATTATGATGAAGAATGGGATGATTAATATTTATTTAATGTAATTTGTGATATAATAAAACAATTAAAAAGAAGGATTTACATGAAAGAATATCTTCCAAAATTATACAAAAAAATTAATGAAATTGGTTTTAAATTTCATTCAGATATTTTTAAGAAAGCCGTTACAGAAAAAACAACTAAATCTGAGTGGGTTGAATTAGAATTGATTTCTTCAAAAACAAACGGACCTATTTTTGAAAGTGAATTCTCTAGATGTATTAAAGATGTGTTAATGATAAAAGGCTATCCAAATGATAGTTTTTTTAAATCTGACATTATTCAAGATGTTTTATCATTGTTAGATCACGCATCTGAATTGTTTAAAAGACATGTTTTTCCAGATGAAGTTTACGAAATCATGGATATTATGAGCCAATACAATACAAAAATGGTAGGCGGCTCTGTAAGAGATATTTTGCTTAATAAATCACCTAAAGATTTTGATTTTGTAACAGACGCTTCATATAATGAAGTTACAGAAGAATTAACCAAACATGGATATACAATCAAAGAGACTGGTAAACATTTTTTAGTCATGATTGCTTCAAAAAATGGATGGGATTTTGAAATTTCTAATTTTCGTAAAGATGGCACATACTCAGATGGTAGACATCCAGAAGCTGTTATGATTGGAGATATTTACGATGATGCATTTAGACGAGATTTCACAGTAAATGCTTTGTATTTGGATGTAAAAACATTTAACTTGCAAGACCCTACAGGTCAAGGGCTTGATGATTTTCAAGAAAGAACATTGAAATTTGTAGGAAAGCCAAAGGAACGAATTAAAGAAGATTATCTTCGCTGTTTTAGATTTTATCGTTTCCTTGATAAAGGGTTTGAGCCGGATCCAGTTTCTCTTAGCGCAGTTAGAGAAATATTTTCCGAAGCTATTGCAAAAACATCACCAGAACGTATTCGTGTAGAAATTGAAAGAATGGTTAAACTATGAAATTGATGTTTGTAACAGGGCAGAATGGTGTAAAATGCATAGCACAAAAGGCTATATTTGATTATATAGATACAGCTGTTGTAGATACAAATAATAAAGATTTATTTTTTAATTTTAAAGATTATGAAATAAAAATAGGTGATGTTCTTGTAACATTTAACAACAAAGAAAATTATACAAAAGTATATGAAGAAATTTTAAAAAATATGAATTAGAAGGAATTACATGAAATTACTAAAAGTACCTGGATCACGATTAATCAATTTAGAAGCTGTATCTAGCGTGGGATTTAAGCCTACACCCGAAGGCGAAACTAAGGTTATAGTGAATTATTCACACAGCATTACATTGAAAAATGGTAATATGGTAGCAGATTATACCTATATTTACTACAATAAAAACGTTCAAGAGACCACAAAGGCATTCATAAAAGCTTTGGGTGATACTGCACTAGTAAGTACGGATAAAAATCATTATGTGGTAAATGGTGATAAAGTAGCCAACATTGCATTTGACAATGACAAAAGACGTATCATTTTTAATCTTTGTTACTCTAAAGAGATTCAATTGACTGGTGGGGTTTACACAATTTCATCTGATTTTTGTTACTGGGATTACTCATCAGATGAAGAATATGAGAAAAATGTAAAAGCATTAGAAGAAAAATCAACACTAGCATCTTTTAAGGATTAATATGGGTCAACAATTAACCGATACAGAAATGGAAATGATTGACTCTTTTATAGATCAAAAGCGTTCTGAAGAACAGAATTTGACATTGCAATTTGCTAATGAAATTTTAAATCACATGCTTCAGAAAAAAGAAATTGATGGATATATTAAAGACATCAAAACAGACGCCAAAGCAAATGGTATTTTGGTGAAGCAGGTCATGAAAGCTATTAATGATTTGAAAAAAGAATTAAAAACTACTGATGTGGAAAAATCTGAAGAAGATTTAATTATAACTCTTTTAGATAATGATTTTGGTATTAAAAACAAAATTCAAAAATTGATTGAAAAGGATTAATTATGAAGAAAATTTTAACGTTAATGTTATTGGTAACTGGATTGTTCGCATTCCCAGCAACTGTGGTAAAAATTATAGATGGTGATACTATTACAGTAAAAACTATTGATGGTAATATCACTAAATTGAGATTTGCTGATATTGATACACCTGAGAAATATCTTGTATCAAATAAAGCTAAATATGATATTAAAACATGTGGTAAATCTACATATACTATGGGGAAAGAAGCAAGTGCTTATTTAGAATCAGTTGTTAAAATTGGTAATATTGTAGAAGTTAAACTATCTGGAAATACATCTTATGATAGAGATGTTGCTATTATATACTTCAACAATACAAATCTCAATGAATTAATGGTTTTACAAGGATATGCTTATGTATGGCATACTGGTAATGATATAACTGATTTATCATATAAAACTATTTTATTAAATAGTCAAACTTCCGCTAAGGAAAATAAACTAGGTCTTTGGAAAAAATACCCAGATGTTATGGAATGCCTAATTAATTATCATAAGTAATCTTTAAGGTTAATATGATATAATTATTGTATAAAAAGAAAAGAAGGATAGAAAATGGACGAATCATTAATAAAAGGGCTTAGAAGAACTTCAGTAAAAACTCTATTAAGAAATGGAACATCATTTCTAAAATATGTAGCTAAGGAATTAGACATTGAAATTAATGATTTTATGTCTGATTTAGAAATAGCAAAATCAATTAAAATGAAAATTGAGAAGGATAGAAATTGACTCAAGGGATAGTAAAGCATAATATCAAAGCATTAGAGATATTAAAAAGGTCAACTCATATACTAGACAGTAGTGGAGCACCGATGTTTACAGATGACGAGATAGATGAAGCAATTTTAGAACTTGAAAAATTAAAAGATGTTGAGTTAGTGTTCGTTTTACTAAAAAACGAACCTTCAAATTGTGATGTCTGTAAATGGAAAAATAGTGGTTTATGGTCTAAATGTTTAACTTGTATTCGATACAGAGCACAAGGTCTAAAAGATAATTTTGAAAAGGAAAGATAAAAATGACATTATACAAATTCCCAAGTATTGAGCAATTTCGCTCAGTGGTAAAACACGTTCGTGAACGTTCACAATTTGATGGGTTAGATGAAAATAACGAACCAATCTACAATCATACAAAGAAAGCACCTAAGCTTATGTTTCACGGAACTACTAAGTTGCACGGAACAAATCATTCAATCGTAATTGATAAAGAGGATGGGTTTTATACACAATCTCGGGAACGTATTAGTACACCAGAGAAAGATAATGCCGGTTCAAGTATTTGGTCTCATTCACATAAAGAGCATTTTGAAAAGGTAGTACTACCTTTTATGGAAGACATGCCAGACGCTAAAACTTGTATCATTTATGGTGAATGGTGCGGTGGCAATATTCAAGCAAAAGTAGCGTTAAATAAACTTCCTAAAATGTTTGTTATTTTTGGTATCAAATTCATTAACCATGATGAATCTCAAGAATGGATTAATCTTGAAAATTTTAAAGGTCTTGCTGATTCACTAGCAGATGAAACAAAAAATATCTATCACATTGAACAATTTCCTACTTGGGATATTGAAATTGACTTTGAGGCACCAGAAGAAGTTCAAAATAAACTGATTGAATTGACTACAGAAGTAGAGAAACGATGTCCAGTTGCATTTAAACTTGGAGTAGACGGTATCGGAGAAGGAATTGTGTGGAAATGTGTTACTGATGTTGACGGTATGAAAACTCGTGATTTAATTTTCAAGGTAAAAGGTGAAGAACATGCAGGTAAATCTAAAACAAAAGTTCTTGCCCCAGTTGACGTTGAACGGATCAAGAACATCAATGAACTTGTTACTAAACTAACTCCTGATTGGCGTTTGGAACAAATGTATCAAAACGTATTTGATACATTAAATGGTGGAACTGGTGATATTAAACGTCTTGGTGAATTCCTTAAAGCGATTGTAGGTGATATTGTTAAGGAAGAATTAGATACAATCACTGCTTCTGGATTTGAAGTTAAAGACTTGACTGGAAATATCAATAAAGTTAGTCGTGATTGGTTCATGAAGAAATTAGATATTTAAATTACTTACAATAATTTTATCTATTCTCTTTATGGGATGTGATGAAAGAAACCGCCTATGTTGGATACAAATGATTCTATAGCATTAGTCACAAATAAAAGATTCAAAACAGTTGATGCCGATATAGCATGTGATAAACATGGGTTTACATATTATCAATCATATTCAGCCGATGATGAATATACTTACCTATTTTTTTAGAAATGGAGTGTATAATACTTATCAACTAGAATGTAATTTATAAATAACCTAAATAAACAAAAAAGAGGTTTAAAATGACAGATTTTAAAACGTTTATTGCTGGTTCTATGAATGAAGCAGATGGTAAATTTGACAGTGTTGATTTTATGATGGCGTTTGAAGATGGTGATGTTAATGCAAAACAAGCAATTGATGGTTTCGCGGAACTTATCAAAAGTGGTATTGTTTGGAATCTTCAAGGTGTATATGGTAGAACTGCAAAAGCATTGATTGATGCTGGTTATATCAATAAAGCTGGTAAGGTTCTTAAATACCCAAAAGACTAAAAAAGTAAGAGTACTCTTACTTTTTTTAATAAAGAATTAATTATAGTTCTTTATTAAAAAAAGATTAAGAATATTATGATATAATTAGTGTAAAGATTGAAGGATAGAAGATGAATTTACCTAAGCATTTAATATTATCCATAAAACGAAATGTAGGTGGGTGTTGTAACCATTGTGGGCGAAGCCTTAAACATGTAGTTCAAATAAAAGAAACTGAATCTGGAGATATTTCAAATTTAGGTGCTGGATGTGTTAAAACTGTTACCGGAAAAACTTTAAAAGATATTTTCAAAGAGGAAAAAGTTTACAAAGAAGCCACAAGAATTTTGGATATTAACAATAAAGGTAAAATCCGAATCCAGGAATACAAAGAGCTAAATGAAGATATGATGAACTTCATAGAAAGCAATTTAGATAATCCATTTTTGAAATCTATGTACAAGACAATTGAAGAATTTGGAACTCTGTCACCAAATATGTACAACACCGTTTACTCAATGATGTTGCCATTGGAAACCGAAAAAAATCCAAAAGATGTAGTAGCGAAAGTTATTAAAGTATCTAAAAAACAAACTGATTTTGGGACAAATTGGACTTTATTTGTAGAACAAAACAGAAAACTCTCTAGATTATTTTTCAGTTCTTTGAATGCAAAAAACCATGATTTATTTGTAGAATTAGGTTTGTTGGAACCGGATGGTAGTATTTTAATAGATCCACTATCTAAAGACATAAAGGTTATGTTCTCCGGAACATTTGATGGTTATAAAGTCAAAAGAATAAAAATTAAAAAGGGATAATAATGTTTGGTTTATTTAAAAGAAAATTAAATTTTGTTGACAAAACAGAAAGATTGGTCAATTACACATTTCCTAAAGCTATAGTATCGAGTTTCAATGATAAATTCCCAGGTAAGTTTGACGAAGCGGAAAAAGGTTTAAAGTTATTCTTCTTTTTGATATTGTGGAATGAAGAAGCCAATTTTTCTGATATGATAGAAATGTATAATAAAAACGCTAATGAGTTGTGGAATATATTTCTATCAGATGCTAAAGAATATGCAGATTTTTGTGACCATGTGTTTGGACACTTTATTCATTATACTTCATACGATACAGAAAAAGAATTAGAGGAGTACTTCATTAAAGCTAGCCGAGAAGTTTTAATCGCTCTTGATAAAATTCAAAGAAGCGATAATGATTCTCACCTATATATGATAACGTGTTTGGATTTAGATACAAAAATCAAACCTTCAGGACCTATTATGTCATCTGAAACAGATGACTCTCAAACAGATACCCGTTATTCGGAAAATGCATTAGTTTATTTATCTTCAGTATTATATATCTGATTCACCGTATCTTTAGTTATTTAAGTTCATCTTGTAGCTTAAGCTCATGTAGCGTTGGAGATGGTAAATGTGAATAGCGTTTATAGGCAACTTAAACTAATTTTAAGGTTATTAGACAGATTATGAAATGTATTCTTTAGAAGAAAAATCTAAAGAAACTTTTGGAAGCTCACGAATACCTCAAACATAAAAAGGTAAGTTAAATTATACTTATGAAAAAAGGATTTCAAAAATGATTAATGAATATATTAAACACTTGTCACTGAATGACAAGAAAACACTTACTCAAAAAACTCTAAAGCTTGCAGAAGAGCTTGGTGAATTGTCTAAAGTTATTCTTCCTTTTGAAGGAGCTTATGCTACAAATCATCGGATGTATGATACTCAGAAAATTTTAGAGGAGCTTGCTGATATTCATTTGGTAAATCAATCAATTTTATATTCTATGGGTTTTTCATATTCAGATTTTGATAATATGGTTATCAATAAATCAAAAAAGTGGCAACAGCTTCAAATTAAGGAAGATTTTTCCTTGTCAAAAAGCGATCTTATGCCATATGAAATTCACATTACTGTAAATACTGAAGATGGTATTGATATTCAACAATACAAAGAAGATTGTGATGAGATTGGAGTTAAGCCTATAGTCCTTGCATTGCAAGATCAATCTGCAGTAAAAGTTATGAATGATGTTATGACTTCTAGTAAATTTGTTGGTAATAATGGAGAAGCTTTCAAAGAAATGACTAGTATATCAGACGCTTTAGCTAATAAAGGATACACCGTTATTAGAAATAAAATTGAGGCAAGTTATTGGCATCCTAAAGCTCCTTTTAAACAAGCGGGTGATACAAAAATGCCAGAGGGTTGTTATTTTGAATGTCATTTTAACGTAGAATGTACTGATGAAAAATTATCAGTCTTATCTGAAATTGCTAAGGCACGTAAATGTCATTTATCTCAAAATGTATTTAAGGTAAAAGAAGATGGTGTGTTTACAATAATGATGACTTATCGAAGTTATACCCAAATGTTTGAAGATTTTGATGAACATTTGAACTCAATAAAATATGATCTCAATATGTTTGGATTTCCGCTTGAAAAAGAAATTGTGGAGTTCTGCGTTTATGATTCCAAAATAACACATGATGCTAAATGGTTAGAAGCATAATTTAATTTTAACTTCAATATTAATATGTTATAATTATGTTAAGAAAAGAAATAGCGAAAAATGTAAGAATACTAACGAAGAAACCTTAGGTTCAACCTATATTTTTTAATTTATGTTAAAGGAAATATCATGCCAGTAAAAGATCTAATTGATTTTTTATCTACATTAGATTCAGAAACCATTCTATATAAATGTTATGTAGAACAAACTCCTGGAAATTTTCAAGAACTGATTTTACCAGTTATAGATGAAACTGGAGATTTAATTTTCCAAAAAGGAAAATAAATGGTATCTAAAAAAATATTAGATGCTGTTTTGGGGTTGAATATAAGACAATTTGAAATAGTTGGTAATGATATTATATATCAAGTTTTTGAAATGTCTAAAGATGAAAAAATTAACATCTATGAACTTGCACATAAATGCAAAGAATGGGCTGTTATGTTACAACCAAACAAACAAGCGCTTTCCTCTTACCCACGATGGGGTAATCATAAAGACTATCCAGAAACAAACGGACACTATTATATTTGTCAACATTTGGTTACTGGCGTACAATTTGAAGCAGAAACAGAGCCAGAAGCAATATTTAAAGCTTGTGAATGGATATTAGATAATTGTTTAAAAATCTCTTTTAATTGATACAATTCAATACAGTAACATCAAAGGTATAGACTCCAATATTACAATGAATAAGGATTAAAATGCCAGAAAAATACCACTCATATCGTAACCATATAAAACCTATGCTTATGAGAATAAAAGATGATATTCATCTTAACGGAATAGATGGGGAGTCTAAAAAACGAATTTTATATTTAGCTGCAATATTTCATGATATATATAATGTTGCTGGGAATATCAAAAATGAAGAAAACAGTGCTGAATATTTTCTTCATTGTTATCATAATAAACAATTCATTTTGCCGGCATTGTTTTTTGAGTCCTCATTTAAAGATAATTTATCTATAAATCATCAGTTTATTGTAAATGCTTATGAAGATGGTTTTATTCCTTTCAATATAATAGAAAATGTTACTGAAGAAGAAAAAGATAAAATCATTGAATTGATTATGAACACCAAAGATACTTTTAATAAAAGACACGGAGATGAACTAGGTCATTATTTTTATTTGCTTGATACTTATATACTCCGAGAGGGATTTTATGATTTAATTCAATATGAACATGGCATTTATAATGAATATAAAAACAAATATACTCTTGCTGAATATAAAAAAGGTAGAATTGAGTTCCTGCAAAAATGTCTAGAAGAAATTCAAACAGTAAATGAATATGGAATAAAACAATTAATAAAATACGTTGAAGAAAGAGATTATGGATCTGTAGGAATTTTTGCTGGATCTTTTAATCCATTTCATATTGGTCATAAAAATGTTCTAGAACAAGCAAAACGAGATTTTGATAAAGTTATAGTTATACAAATGCAGGATTTTAATAAACCAGTAAATGAATATCGAATGCCTAAATTGAAAGATTGTTTAGTAATTACTTCAAATGAGACGTTAGTAAACGTATTTGAAACTTACAAACAAGGACATAGAAGCGCTAGCATAGTTAGAGCTCTAAGAAATGGAGATGATCTTCAACACGAACAAAACTTGAAATTGGTTGTACATGATTTTAATAAACATGTTAGATTTACATACTATCTTGCGGATGAAGGTTTTAGTCATATCTCATCATCTCTTGTAAGATCTCTTCCTGATGATCTGAGAGGAAAATATCTTGTTTGATAAATCTTACATATATAACTCATCTGAATTTAAAATAACAGAATCATTACTTCAGAACTTAAAAAATAATGATGTAATAAGCGATTATGAAATAAAAGTAAATTCAGGATATGAAAATACTATAAATGATATAGAGCAGGAATTATCCGACATTCCCAAGCATGGTCATAGACACATTCATTTACTACAAAATCCATTAATAAATGTTAACATTTACCCAAAACGGGCTATAGAACACATCACTATATCCATAAATATTTAAAAAGGATAAGACATGGAAAAAGATAATCGAGAAGAAAAATTACAAATTGAATTAGATGAATTATTGTCTCTTTATGAATACATGCCTGATGAAGATAAAAAGAAAATGCTGATAGATATTATTAGACTTGAAGATGAAATAGATTATTTAACCAAAGGATAAGTCATAAAATTCGCTCCATATAGTTACTCAAAAATATCATCATTTGCCTGCCCTAACCGATTCAAATTATCTTATATAGATAAGATTAAGGTTTCCAACACTAGTCCTGCTTTAGAAAAAGGGACTTTCGTACATCTTGTATTGGAGAATTATGAAACGTTTAAGCAATCTAATTTTCGAGATTTTCCTGATTTTAATTTTAGTGTCCTTACTTCAGACGAGCAAGAAACAGCTAAACAAATAGTTAAAAAGTTTATAGACTCAGACATAGGAAAATATTATCTAGAAAATAATGAAGTCATAGGTGAAGAAGTCGAATTTGGTTTAGATAAAAAATTAAATCCCGTTGGGTATTATAGCAAAGAAGCCATAATACGTGGAAAGATTGACAAACTAATCATCAAAGATTCTGAATATATCATAATAGATTACAAAACTGGAAAATTTCCAGAAGCGCAATATCACGATAATGGTCAAGGTATTTTATATGCATTATGGTTTTTTAGAAAGTATCCAGAAATACAAGAAATAAAAATGACTTATGTGTTTGTGGAGCATCTAAAAGAACATGTGTACACATTCAAAAGACAATACCTTCAAAATTATGCAACATTATATAGCAATAAAATCATAAAGATAGAAAAATGTGAAGATTATGTAAAAAATGAAACGAAGCTTTGTGATTATTGTGATTATAGAAAATCAGGGTATTGTTTTCCTGAAACATAAATAATTTAAATTTTATTAAGGATTTTCAATGAAAAAATATATCGCAGAGTTAGACAGAGATTCAATAAGCTTAGATTTAGGTTTTAAAATCGCTGTAATTCATAATGGAACTGTTTATTCAGAATCTGAAGTTACAACTAAATTCCCAAAATATTTCAAAGAAGTAAAAGGTGAAGAAACAGATTCAGTTGCTAAAGAGGAAATTTTGTTAGTAGATGATTCATCTAAAGTTGAAGTTAAAACTGAAGAAGCTCCAGTTGAGCAATCGGAAGTAGATTCATCTACAGCGGAAGAAGCTCCAGTTGAAGTTAAAGTTGAAGAAATTCAAGAAGCTCCAGTTGAGTCATCAGAAGATGACTCAACTTCTGATGAGCAAAAAACTTCTCGTAAAAAATCGTAAGGCTGATTTATGGCTACCATAAAAACTAAAAATGATTTGTCTGAGTATATACTAAGAAAATTAGGTAGCCCGGTTATTGATGTAGAGGTTTCTCCTGACCAACTATCAGATATTATAGACTCTGTAATTAGAGAATATTCAGAATATGCTATGGATGGTCAAGAAGAAAAATGTTTTATTATACCTTTGGATAAAGATATAAAAACGTACATTTTAGATGACCATATTTACTCAATAATCAATCTTAGAACGGCATCTAATTATTCTCCGTTCTCTATTCCTGGTGGATATATTATTAATAACACATACAATTTCTTAGGATTTGGAAACAACGGACCTATGAGTCTTAGTGATATTCAGATGTTGACTACACAGTTTCAAATGATTCAAGATTATTTCAATATTCCTATAAATCATACTTATAACGCTAACAACAACAAATTAATCTTTTTAGATGAGACTAATATAACTAATACTCATATGTTAGTTCATTGTTGGAGTTATTATAACCCAGATGAAGTAGATGGTATTTTTAATCATCCTTGGATTAAAGACATGAGTGTAGCTAAAGCTAAATTGCAATGGGCTACAAACTTAGGCAAATATAATGCACCTCTTATAAATGGAGCTACTATAAATTATAGCGACATTTATTCTCAAGGTCAAACAGAAGAGGAACGTTTACATCAAGAATTGCTTGATAGATGGTCACCTCCATTAGGAATAACAGTAGGTTAAAAATGAAAACATTTAAATATATAGCAGAAAATGATCTTAACGAAGCAATGAAGCTTCCTGATATTATTTCCAAATTAAATAAAATTCACAAACAAATAGGTGAATTAGCTAATCAACTAGATAAAGATCTTTATGATTCTTCTAAAGTTTCTAATAGTGTTAACCCGATTTTAAACGGAATTAAAGATCTAATTGAAAAATTGAGTAAAGGTAAATTAAACTCATGAATAAGTTTAAAGAATTTGTTCTAGACTCAATGAATGAAGCTGGTGTTAAACCCTTCATCAAAAAAGTTGGTAAAAAAACGTGGGTAGTTAAAATAAATGCCTTGGGTTCAGACCAAGGATTTGCTGAGTATAATTTCGGTCAACAAATCGATCCATTAAAAAAGGTAAAAGCTTGGAAAGAAGATGCTAAAAAAGAGTATGTTGATGCAAAAGGTAAAGCAACATTACAAGCTGTAAAAGATTGGATTAAAGTTAAAAATCCTTCTGAATTTTATGCTTCATGGGAATCTGATTCACCAACATATAAAGATGATTCTGTAGAAATCTTTTACAAAGATTAAAACAGATCTTCCTCTGTAATAATACGAAATTCCAGTTTATTTAAATCACAAAATTCTCTAGCCGCTTTCCATTTACATTGGTTAGTGATATATGTTTTCATAGCTTTCTCAAAACCTAAAACGCTTTTAGATGTTTTCTTTTTGGGTGGTTTTGGAGGCATAGTTTCTTTTAATGGTTTTATTTCCACTAAACATCTTCTAATATTTCCCCCACTATCTTCATATTCCATATATAAGTCTACAAAATATCTATGCATTTTTTGATCTGCCTCATTAAAATAAGGTATAGGAAATGGTTCTGAGCTCCACTTTTTTACAGCTGGGTTCATGTCACAAAATAAGAAAAACCGTTCCTCCCAGCTAGACATATATCTTATTCCTTTTCCAGAAGTTAATGATTGTTTGGAGTTAATATATTTTTCTGGTTTTTTTAGGTTATACCATCCTTGTTTCGGTGCCATGTTATTCCTTTTACAATGTAAGTAATTTGTATAACTGAATTATTCTTATAACTTCCAATGTGATAAAATTTTCCAGCTTAAAAAAAGTCCGATTGATATGAAAAATACCTTTTTTGAATATTTATAAATACATCAATTAATAACTAAGGACATTTTATGAAGAAATCACAGTTAGATTTAATTATTGAAAATTCAATAAAAACAAAAATTCAAGAACTAGTGAAAATGGATGAAGCTACTACAAGTGCAGATATTGTACCTACGGATAGAATTATTGGAGAACTTATTAAAGAAGTTTACCCATCTTCACTTGCAGGACAAATTTGTAGTATACAACCATTAACAGGTCCAGAAGGTCATATTATTGCAATTGGCCGTAAACGTGATGCAAATGATAATGTTATTGAAGGACCTGGTTCAGGTATAGAAACACGTAGAACTTTAGTAACAGCAAAAGATCACATTTTAGAAACAGATTTCACTATTGAATTTATACAAGATATGATTAATTTGTATGGAGAAGATGGTTATAGTTTCCTAGCAGCTTGGTTGAAAAACACATTAATTGAAGATATGAATAGTGCATTAATTGCTGATATTCGTGCATGTGCAGGAGATGCAGGGCATCTCATTCCTAAAACAGATTCTGATTTTGATGGTGGTACACACTCAATCATCTATAAAGCACAAAAACTTTACGGGGAAATTCTATCAAAAACAAACCGTTTCTTTAACCCATTTGTAATCTGTACACCATCAATTGGTATGATGTTAACATTGGGTTCAGATTCAGTTGAGAAAACAGAACATAAAAACTACCTTGGGACTGTTGCAAATTTTCAGATTTATATCGATAACAATGCAACAGATGATTATGTAATCGTAGGACATCAAGGGAAAGACCCAGGTGATGCAGGATATATTTTCTCACCTTATGTAACACAGGTGTATGAATCCACATCAGGTCATGATGGTACAATGAAAATATTTGTTAATAACAGATACGCATTAACAAAAAATCCAGCAGATCGTGATGAAACTGGCACAAATAGCGATTTCTTTTATAAATTTACAGTTGATCTTTCAGCGTTCTAAGGAATAATAAATGAATTTTTCTGAATTTGCATTAAAGGATTTTATCATTGAAGGTGCAGTACCTTCAATTAAAGCTGTTAGAGAAAGAATAAAGATAATTACATCTTTGAATGAAAAACCAAAAACAGATCCAGTTTTTGAGATTCAACGATTATTAAGAATATCTGGATATAAAATAAAAAACACTTCGTATGATGCTAAAGGAAATGCTTACATTGAATTAGCATTTTCAAGCGATATAAAAGATGCTATGAAATATTTAGAAAATCTCGACAATCTACCAACAGAAGTAGAAATAAAAGACAACAAAATATTCGTTCATGCTTAAGCATCAGAAACCTTAATTGCAGGAACTTTAACACCTTTGTTATAGTAAGTTGTAATTAGGGTTTTTCCTTCTATCTTTTCAGTTCTCAAAATCTTATAATTAAACTCTGCTTCTAATTCACCTGGCTTATTAAACTCTTTCATATCTTGTTTGGTTTTTTCAAAAAGTACCTGATCTGATGTTAAATGTCCTTTGACATATTTGTTAAACGCCATAGATAATTTCCAACGATGTGTTCCCATTTCATATATTTTTATACCCAAATCTTGTGACAATTTTCTAAGATCTTCATTACTTTTATATTTGAATATCACCATATAATCAGATGATAATGCTTCTGTCCAATAATCATTCATTACAAATTTAGAAATATTAGTAGCTGGATCTGTATCTCTTCTTAGAAGTAAATAAGCATCTTGAGATCGTTGCGGTACTATTGCGCTAACTAAATATCTCTCTTCAGCTTTTGGTTTAACATCAAAATCCACAAATTTAGGCATATCAGAGTCTGACACTTTTATATACCAATAATATGGAGGGCGAGTATCTACCCATTGAGAATATTCAATCCCATTATTTTGTAATGCGGATAACATTCTATTATAGTCAGAAACTTTATAATAAGGGTCTACCGTTATGTAAGCCATTTAAATCCTTCAATAGTTTTTAAGTTTTTTTATGTTATAATTATTTATAAAACAAGGGAAACTATGGATAAATTTGTTGATTTAAATATACCAGAAGAGTTTAGTCTTGAAGAACGTCTAGAATTTATGTCTAAGATGTGTGAAGAATCTGGATTGGCTGCGGGGATTTATTATTCAGATATCCATCTTGGCGGAAGAAATGGAGACAAAGTAATCTATTTTAACATAGCTAGAGGTATTCACACTATAAAAGAATTAAATTTAGATGAAAACAATCGTGGTTTTTATGCTATAAGTTTCTATGAAGATATTAAAAAAGACCCTTTAGCATTGACATTTGTAGATCAAAATCAAGTTCATCATATGGGTTTTAGGCTAATAGAAGGAAATTATATATTAGGATCTTTTATTGATAATTTAATTTTTATATATGAACGATTGAATGAAGAAATAAACAAAAATAGAAAAGTTTTTGTTTCTGAAACCGAAGTAGATCGCAATGCATTAAAGAAAATTTTAGCTGATAAAATTCACCCATTCAGACCTGAAGTTTTCTTATAAATAATAAAAAAGGAGAGATACGTTGGCTAGTAATGACAGACAATTAGCTTTGGATTCTTTAAAAATGTTCAAAGAATTACTAAAAACTAACACCAAACCTAGAGATAGAAATACATTTACCGTAGGAAACATGGTGGCGTATTCATATAATGCTAAAAACCAAGAAGCAATATTTGATAAATCTCCGTTGATATTTGTATTAAGATCTTCAAAATCATACGTTTTAGGCCTAAATTTTCACTGGTGCCCGCCTCCATCTAGAAAGATATTGATAAATTATGTGTTAAAATTAAATAAAGAAAATATAAAGAAAAATAAACCTTTAGTAATATCATATAAAATGTTAATGCCCGCAATTATTAGGCTGAGACTTAAGTATGTAATCCGTTTGTATATAAAGAACAGAATATCAAAACGCTGTTTGATTATACCTCATGAATATTTCTTAAAAGCTGTTCATTTGCCAGCAGAAAATTTCAATAATGGAATGTCATCCACTCAATTGTATCAATGGGCTAAAGGTAAAGCCAAAAAACGAATGATTGACAGGAAACCTCGAAAAAAATAGAAAGGAAAGTATGTATTCTCTAACAAAATTCAACGCTAAGAAATCTACAGAGAAAGTTCCTAAATCACCATATGGAAATAAAGCGTACAAATTCACTACAGTCAAGTGCTTGACCTTAGAAGAATGTGTTTCTGTGCTTTCAGAAAATTGGATTTTATCTAATGCTTTAACTGTTGAAAGCATCATAGCTGAAAAAAACAAATCTGAATTAGCTCAATATCGTGACAAATCTAACAATATCATGGTATTAGATTTGGATGAGATTACATGTTCAGATGATTATTATAAAATACGAGATTTTTTCAAAGATTCTGATTATACCTGTGTCTTAGCAAAGTCTAAATCTTTTAATGGATTAGACAATTTCAACATAAAAGGATTCTTAGTAATAAACACTGAGAACACTAATACAACGCTAAGAAAACATGTCCAATTCCTTCAAGCACATCTTCAAGATTTATGTAAAGTAGATTTGACAGTAAAAAATGATGTGTCTTTTCATGCACCAACATATCAAACTGAGATATTATATGTAAATGAATTTGGATCTAATTTTATTGATATAGAAAAGGTCAAACACCGAGAAGTAAAAATCCAAAAACCCTCATTATCCATGGCACATAACTGCATTTATAAATGCATCAATATTTACCAATCTATGGGTTATCATATGGTAGATGGTTCTATAAAAGAAAATGGTAGTATTAATTTTGAACATAACTCTGAGCAGAAATCTAAGGGCGGGTTTTTTATGTTTATTGAAAAACCATTTATAATGCATCATAACAATGAATCTAGAACAGTAAGCATATGGAATGCATTTAAACAATCCGAAGAGGGTAAAGAATATTTAAAGAAGTTATTTAAAAAACAACAAGAAGACAATATTTCTGATTTAAACTCTTATAGTAATTTATTGTTGCTTAATGATAGATACATAGATATTGAGAAATGTTCTGAATTCATCGATGAATTCATGGAAACAAATAATTCTGTATTGAAAATAAAATCAGCTATGGGGACTGGAAAGAGCTCAATTATTGATTACATAATAAAAAATACAGATGAACGGGTACTCATAATTTCAAATAGAATATCCGTAGCCATGGATTATAGTAACAAATATAACATCAAAACCTATTTAGATAAAGGTGATGATTCATGGACTCCAGGAGAGCATTTGATTGTTCAATTTGATTCTTTATATAAGTATCAAATTAAATATTTTGATATTGTAATCTTAGATGAATTTATGTCTTTATTGTTTCAATCTAGATCTGAATTATCTAATGACAAAAATTATAATTTAAGTAAATTTTATAGTATATTAAATGGTTCCAAAAAAATAGTAATAGCAGATGCATTTTTAAATGGTTTTGAAAATTCATTATTAACTAAAAAATTTATGTATTATATAAGAAATGATTATAAGGATGTAATAAAACATTACAATTATAAACACCGGGAAATGTTTTTTAGTTCTTTGCTACATGTTCTTAAAAACAAACAAAAAAATGAATCCGTTACTGTATCAGTTATGTCCAAAAACGCTTTGCATGCTATGGAAATGGAGCTTTCCAAATTAGGGTTTAATGTTCAGACGCTAACTGCAGAAACTCCAGAATTGAGAAAGAGAAAAATATATGAGATATTTCAAGAAGAAGAAGCTAAATGGGATGTTTTATTATTTTCTCCTACATTAACTGTAGGCGTGTCTAATCTAAATAATGTAACACATCATTTTCATTTTGATACTGGATTATCCGCAGATGTTATTAGTTCATTACAAATGGTGAAAAGATCTAGAAAAGCTACAGTTCTTCATACATTTTTAAAAGAGTCTCAACGATATAATCCTACAAATTCTGAAGATCTTGATACATTATCTAATTATGATATTGTCAATTACTTTAATGGGAGACAAAGCACTTTATTGATAGAAATTGATGAAGAGGGAGATTTCAAATTATCTTGGCTAGGAAAATTTGCTAATCAAATAGAAGCTTATTACAATATTTTAGAAAACAATCATTCTAATGCTTTTAAAATATTAATGGGGGAACAATTCAGCTACACAACTGAAGAAATTTCTGTTAATGATAATTCATTAAGCTTTTATAATATGATTAAAGAGCATAAAGATGCCCTAAAAGACAGCATAATTACTATGCTTAAAAATAACAAAGAATGTAATTACTCAGATGAATATCTAATGGAATTAAGATCCAAAACAATTGATTTAACAGATGAAGAGCGTACTGCACTGATATTGGGTGACATTAAAGAAAAATTTCCTAAGCTTAAAAGAAATGATGTATTAAAAATTGCAGAAATAAATGCTAGAGAATCTGGAAAATTCATAAAAGAATTGCAGTTATTAAAAGAATCATCTTTGGATGTAGAAGTAATTCAAAAGAAGCTATCTTTGATTATCGCATCTTCTGTAAATTCTATTCAAAATAAAGATAAAATATCCTTTTATTCATATTTGATTCAATTAAAACTTTCAACCATAAAAACATGGTATTCTGAAAATGAAATCTTACAAATAGATTCAGATATAAATCAAGGTAGAAAATTTAAAAGTTTCTTAAAGAAAATAGGTTACAAACCCAAAAATGGAAGAATGGTCTTAAGCGAAGAACACATAAAATATTACAAATATTTTAATCAACATTGAGTTCATTTTTAAGTTCTAATAATTGCTTAGTCCATTTTCCAGAGCTGGGATATTTTAATGGTTTTCGTTTAGGATATTTTTCCGAATAAATTTTAGCTAATTTTTTGAATTCATTTTTACCTAATTTAGGTTCTTTAGGAACCTCAGTTGGGTGTATATATTCGGTTGGTTCTCTTTCTAAATAGTCTGCTAAATTTCTCAAAAGATCTGGCAAAGTTATATCTATTTTATGTAAACCTAATCGTCTCCATGCATTGAAAACCTTTCCTTCAAAAGAGTTAACAGATCTATGCAAAACTCCTCTACAAAATCCTGCTCCATCTTCACCTAAAGGTTGATCTTTAAATAGTTTATGTTTATGATCTAGAACTGCTATCTCACCAAAAATGGGAATTTTTGATATAGGACAGATTCCACCTTGTTGCTCTAATAACATCTCTTTAATTTGTCGTATTTCGTTAGTTTTTAAATATATCATATTTTTTCTTAATGTTGATTTAAACATATTTATGTTATAATATAAAAATAAGGAGATTCAATGAATAGTACAGAAGACATAGTAAAAACTTATCTCCAATGTCATTCAGTACAAGAGATGAGCCTACAATTGAAATACTTTATTTTATTAAGAAACTTGAATGAATTAGATTTCACTTCTCGACATGCTTTGAATTTTATTCATCGAGAATATTTTGAGATGAATACGTATACTTATCAAGATTTTATTGATACAATTTTATTAGCAAAGGAATTACATGGTGTTTGATAGAGAGATTGTCCAAAATGATTTATTTGAAGGAATCATGGGACAACATGAATTCAAAGAATATCATAAATTGTTATCTACTGAAGATAGAAAAAAATTAGTTCTTATATCTATAACCGAGCCCGAAGCTAGCGCTCCATATATGAGCGTAGATGACCCAACATCTACAATAGGATTCCATGATGTTTTAGAAATAAAATTTTGGGATGTAGAATATAAGATAGGAAAATATGAACCATTGACTTGGGAACAAGGAAAAATTATCAGAGATTTTATTGTAAAAAATAAAGACAAAAAATTTCTCATACATTGCAGAGCTGGAGTTAGCAGATCTGCAGGAGTAGGTTGTGCAGTTGAATGTTTAGTTAATCATGATGGTGATGTATATAATTATTATCTATCAAAAAGTGATATAAAAAACATGCCTAGATATGACCCAAATCTTACAGTGTTTGATCGAATAATTAAAGCTCAATAAATACTACTGTATTTTTTTATACAGGAGAATGATATGATTTTAGGCATAATTCTAACACCCCACGTTTATGATGGAGTACGAAAAATAAAAGTTGAAACCGTTGGATTATTTACTTGGTTTAAAGGACCTTATGAAATTCCTGCAACTAACGAACTTTTTAGTGAATTTGATATTGATGAATTGTATTCCAGAGGAATACCTATGTCTTTTCATATCGACAAAGAAAAGTTATTAGCATATCAGGATCCACAATAACTTAACAATTTTACTATTTTTTCATAACAACAAAGGAGTTATGAACAAACAATCAGCTAATCTTTCTGAGAAAAATATTGATTATAATCTCAGAAAATTGGTAAATAAAATTAATTTTCCTTTAAGATTATCATGATATAATTATTGTATAGAAAGAAGAATTAAAAATACAATTTATGCTTTTCTCTATGAGTTAAACATACATTGGTTTTTGATGTGAATTGTTTAAGATTATAGTTTAGTAAATGGGATTAGAGATTTTCAATTTGAGAATGAAGGATAACTAAATGAAAATTAAAGCTATTGTAAATGTAAATGATCCACGTCAAGATTCATATATCAGATTTCTTTCCAAATCATTTCCCGAGATGATGAATGAAGAAAATCCAGAAATGTACTTTGTAGTGGGCGGTGATGGCAGCATGCTTCATGCCCACAAGAATTATAATGAAGCTATCCCGTTTTTTGGAAAAGGATTAGGCACTCTTAATTTCATCATGAACAATTTTGGCAATGATTTTCGTGTTATTGAAGGATTGCTTAATGATACATTAAAACCAACCATTATAAAAACTCCTAAAATTAAAATAATTACAAAATTTCAATCTGGTATGATTGGAGAATATGAAGCAATTAATGATGTTATTATAGGCTCAGACATTTCTGATTGGAATTCTTTTGAAATCTCTTCTAAGAATGGATCTTTTGAAGAATTTAAATTTAATGGAACTGGTATTTGTGTAAGCACTCCTTTGGGTTCCTCGGCGTTTAATATGAACAATGGTGGTAAATTATTGCCTATTGACTCTAATCTTTGGAGCATTACATCTGTGGTTTCTAATCATCGAATAAATGAATTGATGAAACCACAGAAAGTCAAAATAAAAATTGAATCATTAAGATCAAATCCTACTTTATATGTAGATGGGGTTCCTATTACCGGTTTAGAAAAAGGTGACAAGGTTTATCTTAAAAAATGTCCGGAATCTTTTCAAATTGCATTTTTGGACCCAAAAGAATTTTTTGCTAAGCGTATGAAATTGCAGCAGGAGCGAAGATGATTAATATTACAGTTGTCATTGTCATAAGCTTATGGATTATGTCAGATGCTATGATTAAGATTGCCAAAATTAAATATAAAGCTAAAAAGGAAGAAAAATGATAGATTATGAACAATTCAAACAGATAGTAAATCATTGTGGAGGTTCTAGACCATTCAATTCAGCAAAAAATGCAGATAATTTCTTTGTTTATTTAGATCATAACATTGGATTATATAATTTTGCTACAGTTAATGACCGATGTCAAGCACCGGAAAGATTGTATATGGATGCTCAAGTAGCTTTAGATGTTAGAAATTTATTGAATGATTTGATTTTGAAACAAAAAGTTCCAAATGTGACATGTTAGAAGAAAGATTTATGTAAACATTACTTTGATAAAACATGTTTACATTGTGAGAATTTAAATTTATTTGAGGAAAAACCTAATGAGATTTGTAATTGAATTTTTAGCTGTATTATTATTTTTTGTTATTATCGTAGTCATAGCTATTATTGAGCCTGATTTTATCGATAAGCGTTACATTAAATATACCGACAACAATAAAGAATATTTGACTCAAGAAGGTCAATGTGTAGGTACTTATTATTTTGTAGGAGATACACAAGTATTTAATTTAGAAAAAAATCCTATCGAATGTGAATATACCGTGGTCAAAGGTAAAAAATTCAAAGATTTCAATACTTCTTATTATGTTGAAATGGTCAAAAAGAAATTTAATGAATAAAATATTTGTTTATGTTATTATAGGAATGTTGATATTATTTTCATTTCCTTATATTATAAGTTTCTTGTTTATGATTCTAGCATTGTTAATTAAATTGTCTTGGAATATTTTGTGGGTTTTTGTCATAGCTGGAGTTACAATTCTTTACATTAAGAAATAACTTTATTTTAGGCTAAGTTTATTATGTTATAATTATAAAAAGGAAAATTATGATTATTGACAAATTCAATTTAGAAATGGTTTTTTGTAAAAAGAACAACTCAGTAATCAAAGCTGTTCCAATGAGTTACAAAATATCTTCCGCATTGCAAGATAAAGAAATAGTCACATGTTATGACGTTATTTTGAAATTAGAAGATGGTGATTCTATAATTAGATCTTTTTTTGAAATTGATGGAATGCTAAAATCAAATGCTAAAGATATTTTTGTAAATGTTTTAGACTTAAAGGCAGATTTTTTAAAGCCGTTAGGTTTTGATACTTTACTAATGATTAGACAGAGAGAAGCTAAGTATAACCAATTTGTAAAAAAATATGGTAAAGAATTTCCAGAATTATATTTATAAAGGATTGATGTGAAAACTGCAGGAAATAGATTTTATTTTGAAGAAATTGTAGCAAATATGATAGATCCTACAAATAATCTACAATTTTATGCACATTTATTGGCTCAATGTAAAATTTCGATGGATAAATCTTTTAGAGCCCCTGCAGGTGTTTATTTTGATACTTATACATATGGTTTGGTTATAAATCCAATTCTGTTCAATAAATTTACAAAAAAAGAAAAAGTAGCTATTTTAATTCATGAAGCGTTTCATATAGCATACAATCATGTAACAGTTAGAAAAAAAGATGACCATGAAAGATGGAATTATGCTACAGATATAGCTATAAATCAGCTAATCAAAGATCTTCCAAAAACAGCTCTTCATTATAGTCAATTTGATTTACCTGCAGGATTTTCGGCAGAGCAATATTATATTGCATTACTTGATAATGAGAAATATAATCAGAAAAAAGAGCAAGATGAAAAGCTAAAAAAACAGATGGAAGAATTGTTTGAAGAAGCAATTAAGAAAGGATCTTTAGATGTAGATTCTGATGAATGTTTTGGAGATGGTTCTGAAATTGATATACCTTTTGATATACCGATTGATGCTCATGATAAAGAATCAGAAGGGGATGAAGAATATAGAAAAGAAGTTACCAAAAATATGTTAGAAAAAGCCTCTGAAAAATCTAGAGGAAATGAACCAAGCGATTACGCTGACATGATTTCTTTATATACAAAAAAAGCTGTGGTTGATTGGCGCAAAGAATTGAGACGGATCGTTGGAAACAAAAAAGCAAATAAACGTAGAACAATCATGCGTCCAGATCGAAGATTCCCTAATAGAGAAGAAATTAAAGGAATAACTAAAGATCGTATATTTGACTTAATTGTAGTCATGGATGTTTCTGGCTCTATGCAAGACAAAATGTTGGCTGATGGTTTGAATGAAATTAAAGAAATTTGTAAATTGACTAATTCAAATCTAAAAGTTATTCAAGTCGATACAGATATTCATGAAGTAACTGAGGTAACAAAAACAACCACTAAATTTAATAGATCAGCTCATGGCGGAACTAGAATTTACCCAGCAATTGAATATATTAGAGATAATAAAATAGACCACAACGCTATAGTAATAATTAGTGATATGTGGATAGAATCATCAACAGAGTGGAAAATTCCTCCAAAAGTACCTTGTTTTTTCTTAAACACTTCAGGTAAAGATTGGGATGGATTTTCTAAATTTAAAAATTTTAAAAATTACCGTATATAAAGAAGAAAAAAATGAACATTAAATTGCGAGACAATTTACATGAACTTAAACAAAAATTGCTACAGAACGTGTTATGTATTTCTGATACTCATTTCGGGCATGTAAAAGTCTTTGAGAAATTTGAACCAATTAGAAAAACTTATACATTATCTAAAGGTAAGCAAACATTAAAAGATTTTGAAGATCTTATGGTAGAAAACTGGAATGAAACTGTTTTTGATTCTGATACTTTAATTCATTTAGGTGATGTATGTATTGATAAAATGAACCCGACAAAAACTGAAGAAAACCTAGCAATATCTTTAAAGTTGGAAGGGGAATCATTAATCTTAATTAAAGGCAATCATGATAAATCTGATAATTCTCTTTATTATCAAAACGGATGGAATTTCGTAATTGATTGTCCAGTAATTTTATTAGATAATCCTAAAATCATAGACAATGCTCCAGGACTAGCTCATTGTATTATAATTGATATAAACGGCAAAAGGGTAATGTTTTCCCATTTTGGAATCCACCAATATAATGAAAACTTTGAGGGAAAATATAGAGAACCATTTAGATATTTGACCAAATTATACAATGATTATAAATGTGATTATAATATCCATGGACATAGTCATTCAAATGCTATTAACTCAGAAAAATCATTTAACTGTAGTGTTGAAGTAATAAACTTCACACCTAAAAAATTGACAGATATTTTCGCTGTTTTAACTAAATTTAAGAATAAACTGTTATAATAATATACAAAATAAAAGGAAAGAATATGACCTCAAAAATTCAAGAAAAAGACCCATTCGGTCATAGAATTAAAGAATATGAAGCAAGTGCAGAGATTTATTTGGATAAATCCAAATACTCCATCATGCGAATTGATGGGCACGGCTTTTCTAAATGGACGAAAGGTTTCTCAAAACCTTTCGATGAATTTTTAGCAAATGCATTAGCAGAAACAGCTAGAGCATTGATGGATGAATTTAAAGCAGTTTGCGCTTATTCTCAATCTGACGAAATCACCTTGATTTTTGCTCCAGATGATAACTTGATTTATTCTGGAAGAATTCAAAAACTAACTTCATTAGCGGCATCATTTGCTTCAATGAAGTTCAATGAATTAATCAGAGAAACTCTTAGTAAATTATACACTGAGAAAGAAGGTTTGATGCGTGTTAGATCTGCTTCTGTTGAATTATCTAAAGAATATGATAAAATTAACAATAAGGTTTCTTTTTTGGAGACAAAAATTGGAAGAGCATTTTTTGATGCTCGAGTTTTTCAAGTTCCAGATAAAACTGAGGCATTTAATTCACTTTTATGGAGAACCAGAGATTGTGAACGAAACTCTAAAAACGTTTTTGCTCAAAGTATTCTATCCCATAAAGAATGTCAAAACAAAACAAGCAATGAACTAGTTGAGATATGTGAAGAGCTTGGTCATTTTTGGAGCGATATTCCAGATAAATACAAATATGGAATTCTTTGGAAAAAAGAAACGTATTTGAAACAGCCAGAAAACCCAGAGTTAGAACCATGTTTCAGAACAAGATTCATCCAAATCATTAAGAGATTGAATTACTCAGACGAGAATGTTGAAATGGTGCTTTGTAATAAACTTTAATAAGTTTCAAAGGTAATTTCTGTTATAATTAAATGTAAGAAAGAAGGAGTCCTATGGCGTATTTTTTAACAATTACATTCATTGCTATAATGATGTATGGCGTATTTTCATCTTGTAATGTATTTTCAGAATTGAAGGGTAGAATAAATGTTAATTAGCAATATACGAAGTGTATTAGAGATTTGTTTCAAATCTAATGAAACTTTAATGATTGAAGGCCCTCATGGGATTGGAAAATCAGAGGTTGTAGCTAATTTTGCTACAGAAAATAATATGCATAATGAAACATTATTCTTGTCCAACCAAGAAGTGGGTGATTTGATTGGTATGCCACGTTCAATAGAACGTAATGGTGAGGTTATTCATACATGGACGAAACCTATTTGGTTACAAAAAATGGAAGAAGCGGTTATGCCCGCTAAATTCGATGTAGATGATTTAGAATTTTCGGATGAGGACTTCAAGGCTTTCGTTTACTCAAAACTAAAGGAATTGAATGAAGTTAGTAAGGGACAAATATAAAGATATAATCCCAGAAGATAAGTTATTTTATATTGAACAAACAGATAAAAAAAGTTTAATAAAATATCTTTCTTTAAAACTAAAAGAGGAAACTCAAGAGTTTATAGATACTGGATTGACATCTCTAGAAGAACTAGCGGATATTATGGAAGTTTTAGATACCATAATGGAAACATTTGGAATCAATCCTGATGAGTTGGCGAATGTAGCTAAAAATAAAAATGAAGAAAAAGGGTCTTTTAAAGATTATCTTCTATATGATGATTCTGTTCCAGAAGAAGCAAAAAATAATGGCGGAAGCACAGATTATTATAAACTTCCTGCGGGAGCTAAAGATTTGCAAGATCTCATTGAATTTAAAAATATGAACTTTTCTCAAGGTAATATATTCAAAGCTATGTATAGATCTGGCGTAGAGCATCATTCGACATATGAAAGAGATTTGAATAAAATTATTTTCTTTGCAAAAAGAGAGTTAAACCGAATTAAAGGAGACTCATGAAAGTAATAAATTTTTTCGGCGGTCCAGGTACCGGAAAAAGCACTACAGCTGCAGGATTGTTTCATTTAATGAAAACAATGGGTTATAAAGTAGAATTGGTAACAGAATACGCCAAAGACGTAGTTTATCAAGAATCATTTTTTAAACTTAAAGATCAATTGTATATTTTTACTAAACAACATCATAAGCTGTGGAAACTTAGAGGAAAAGTAGATTATGTTATAACGGATAGCCCGTTATTGTTATCGTTACATTACTTTCAAGAAAACCCCATTTATAATGAAGATAATTTCAAAGCTTTTGTTAAAAGCACATATGATGCTTATGACAATATAAATATTTATCTCATCAGGAATTTAGACCATCACCCATATCAGGGATATGGTCGAACTCAATCAGAATCTGAGGCGATACAGATAGATCGAGATCTTGTAGAGTTGTTGACACAAAATAAGGTTCAATATTCATCTAAACTAATTACTTCAAGTATTGTTCAGGATGTTTTTGATATAATCAAATAACCTAAAAATGTAAGGTTATGTAACTTTTGTTTTTCTGGCAAATGAAACAAAAAGATAGTTACAATGATTGAAGCACTTTCTTAAGAAAGTAGGTAAAAGATGATAGGTTTCATCTTCCAACGAAATTGAAAAAAGGAGATCAATAATGGTAATAAATCCAATTGATAATTTACGGAAATCTATTAGAATTCAACGAAATTTAATAGTCGGTTTAGTAGCACTTGTTGCAGTGACAGTGTATAGCGCTAAATTGTACATTGATTCGTATTATAACGACATTCGTATTGAGAATAAGAATGTAAAAGAACTCAATGATAAAAAAGCTCAAGAAATCGAGCGCCTTAAGAAAGATTTGGAAAGAAATGAAGCTGAGTTGAAGAAATTTAATGTTCAGAAACAAGTAATTTCAATGTATATTAAGGAGAAAAATCCTAAAGTTGATGATAAAGAAGCTGCTTATTATGCTACTGAAATCATCAAATCCTCAAACAAGTATGAAAATGTTAAACATACGGTTTTAACCGGTTTAATAGATTCTGAATCTTCTTTTAAGAAGAATGTCAAACACAATGCTGGATCATCTATACACATTGGTGTAAAAGGATTTACAGGAGTTGCTTCAGGTATATGGTCTAAAGAATTGATTGCCAATCATGTTATCCGAAAACCAAGTGATTTGGAAATTCCAAAATACGCTATAGCCGCCGGGGCATATATTTTGAACAAATATTCTAAACATCAGTCCACGTTTGAGGCACTAGTTGATTATAAATCAGACTGTCCTTTAGGTAGAAAACAAGCTCTAGATGTTTTAGCTAGAGCTGATAAAATCAAAAGAATGGAAGAAAGATATGCTTAATTTTTTCAAAAAAGAAAATCCCGATTTTACAATAATCGGGAAAGATTCTACATTTAAAGGCGAGATAACCAGTTCTCATCAAGTTTACATAAAAGGCACTGTAGAAGCTAATAAAATCATAGCTAAAAGTGTTTTTATTGAAGTTGGAGGTTCTTTAACTGCCGATATAGAATGTTCCGAAGTTTTTATCGCTGGAGTTTATAAAGGAAACATTAATTGTAGTAATATCACTATTGAACCTACCGGTGACGTAGAATCAGATATTACTTATACATCTATGTTGAATATAAATCCAAACTGCACATATAATGGAACCATAAAAAAATCTTTAAATTCCGTTTAAATTATCAGGTTGTTTTAAGCAACAACCTGATATAATAATACAAATAAACCTTCAGGAATGATTATGATAATAACTCGAGAAATCCTTCAAAACTTATACAATCAGTATTATGAAACAGACCACAGTCTGTTGAGCAAACACAACACTCACGTTCATTATTCAAAAGGTAAACACACCTCATTATTACTAGATGAGTTAAATCGTGCACCATTGGATATAAGACAAGCTGCACTTCAATTAATCCTAAGCAAACAAATACATCAACATACATTACCTTATTTTAAAGGTATTCCGGCTATGGTTACAGCTTGTATTAATCCAGAAGATGGATATCAAGTTGAAGCTATGGACCCAGCATTGCTAGACAGATTTTTAACATTAAATGTTACTGTTGATGCAAACGCTTGGCTAAAATGGGCGGAAAATCATGATGTCTTAAAAGTTATTAGATCTTTCATTCGTGATAATCCAGACAAATTACATTGGAGTTCAGTAGAAGTTCAAGATTCAAAATATCCTACTCCACGAGCATGGACTAAATTATCGGACGTTCTTAAAAACATCCCAAATGCCAAGAAAAATCCTTTGACTTTAGATTTAATAAAAGGAAAAATTGGAGAGAGTATTGGGACTCGTTTTTATACTTATTTTTGTAAATTTGATGAACAAATAACATCAGATGATATTCAAGCATATGTAGAAAATCATGAATCTGAAGATCCAGAAATCATTGGAAATGATTTGAGAAAATCATTATTAAAATCTATGGATGTATTGAACAAATCTGAATTGACTGAGTTTTTCATTAAGACACAAATAGTAAAAAACGCCACAGTCAGTTCAGCCCTTACCGCACTCAGTATGTTATGGTGTGTAGAATTGGAAACTCGTGGTTCTATTTTGAGCAATTTAAAAGAAAATCATCTAGATGTATTTAAAATTTTCTTGAATTTGGATACAGATCGTAAAATAACTAAATCCATCACTTCTTTAATATTAAAAGGACGTGAATCATAAATATTTTTAATTAAAATAAAGGAGTACATGTGGGTATTGAATGTTGATATGACTTTGAAGGAAAGATTTGATTAATCACCTTTAGAGGCAGTATATTGAATAATTTTGAAAAAATTTATGTTTTAGACACGAACGTTATTTTGAATGATGTAGTTAATATTGAGATCTTATCTCAACAATCATCTAACTTGATAGTTTTACCAGAAACGGTAATGGACGAAATTGATGTTAAAAAGACTGGGTTTGAAGAAATAAATTTCCAAGCCAGATCTTTCGGACGCTTGCTAGAGAAAGCTGATATATTGTACGCTGATAAAAATACAGATTACACAATATCAAGAATGTTTATCAATTCGGATAAAAACATTACTATAGATGTTATTTCATTAAACAAATACAAAAGTGTAGAAGGAAATGTAGACCGACACATTTTAAATGACCGAAAAATTTTAGAGGTAGCTGAAGAATGTGAAAGACTTTATGATATTCCAATAGTGTTCATTTCTAATGATGTTATGTGTAGACTAAGAGCAATATCTTTAGGTTTAAAAACTGAAGGTATGGGTCGAGATTACAAAGAAGACTTGGAATTATATCAAGAAATTGAATATAAAGAAGATACATTACCTAAAGCAGTTGAAGCTAAAGATTTATCAATTCCTGATAATATTTTTGGATTATGTTTGTATAAAGAAGATGGAAATCGAAGTTACTATTACAGATCTGGAAACATATTTCATGAGATTAATGAAGATGAACTTAAACGCCAAGATATCAAACCTCAAAACATAGAACAAAAAATATATTCTAGTATGATAAACGATCCATTTTATGATGTAGTTGTAGTAGATGCACCAGCAGGTTCTGGAAAAACATTGATTGCTTTGAGTGCAGCTATGAAATTAGTAAAAAAGAATCCTACAAGATTCAATAAAATCGTTTACATGAGAAAAACAGTAAATGCAGATGATGAAGAAATGGGCTTTCTTCCAGGAACACAAGAAGATAAATTATCTCCTTATTTGGCTCCATTGTATTCTAACTTAGAAGCAATAATCAATGCTAAATTTAAACAAAATAGAAAATTCACTAAAGAAGAATTAGAGAATAAGATGATTGATTTGATTAAAGAATATCAAATAACATCTTTGTTTGAAGGTTTTTTGCGTGGAACTAATATAAGAGATGCTGTTGTAATTATAGATGAAATTCAAAATGAATCGGTAGCTAGCATTAGAACATCATTGACTCGGGTAACAGAAGGTTGTAAAATAATTGCTATTGGTTCTAATAAACAAATAGATAACAAATATATCAATAAACACACATCGGCTCTAACATATTTGATTAACCGAATAATGTTAGAAAACAAAGATGTTAATATTGGAGCAATTAAATTAACAAAAACTGTACGTTCTAGAATTGCAGAATGGGCAGACGATTTTAAATAAAGGAAAGAAATGGGTGTTAGAGAAATAGATTTTATTTCAGAATCAGAAGATTCTTTAAGAGATAAGCTAACCCCATTGCCTTTATCTCCAAGAGAGCAAGTCTTCGCAGCTAATCAATTGATACAGAATAATAAATGTATAGACATTTATGAAAAAATATTAAAACAATTGATTTTTGAAGACAAAAAATTCCTCACAATGATAGCAAAAGCATCATTGACTCAAACGAAAAATCAAATTTACTTTTCTAAATTCCTGGATACTATCCAGGAATTGAATTATAAAACAAAAGAATCTATAATTCAAGATACATTTCAAAGCACATGTACATCTATGAGAGATGAAATGTTTGATTATTGTTTATCTGTTATTCAAGATGCTTCATTTAAAGACAATGTAATTTTCTTTTTATTGAGAAATAATCAAAACTTAAATATGAATAAAGTGAAAATTAGACCTGAGGTTATCCATCAAGGGTTTGTGTCCAATCAAGAAGAAATTATTGAGAATATAGATAAAGACAAATTTTACTTCAAACATCCAGAATTTTACTTATAATTAATTTTACATTAAGTATTTTTTGTTATAATTATATCATAAAATAAAGGAATACAATGGTAATAAAAATTTTTAATGAGTTAAATGAAACAAATTCTACAAAAGTTAAAGAGCAAATCTTAAGAAAATATGAAGATTTTGAATTGCTTAAAAAAGTAGTTTATTTGGCATTGAGCCCTCGTGTTAAATTTTATCTTAGAAAAATTCCTGAATACACCTCCAAAGAAAATATGACATTAGAGGAAGCTTTAGAATCATTATCAGTGTTAAGTTCTAGAGAGAAAACAGGTAATGATGCTATTGAACATCTAAAAGGTATTTTAGAAAACCTATCAGTGAATGATGCTACAGTTATTGAACGAATCATAAAAAAAGATCTAAAAATTGGTTTAAATGAATCCACTGTAAATAAAGTTTGGAAAAAATTAATTGAAACTACTCCATATCAAGGTGCTATAGCTTATGATAAAAGTAAAGTTCAAAAACTATTTACAGATCCCAAAGGTGTTATGTCTCAAGTCAAAATGGATGGAAGATATGCCAATACAATAATCACAGAATCAATTGTTCATGAATCCCGTTCTGGAGAAATAACATATTTATCTGGAGCGTTGGATGATGTGTTTGAATCATTCCCTATGAATGTAATTTTAAATGGGGAATTAACTATTGATGGAGTAAATCGTTACACATCAAATGGCATCATCGCAAGCGTGGTAAGCATTAGCAAAAAAATGAACAATGGAGAAGATGTTTCTAAAGAATTAGATGCATTTAATGAAGAATATAATCTAACATTTGAAGAAATGTTACCAAAAATCAAATATACCGTTTGGGATTGTATAACCTTAGATGAGTATTTGAATGCTGGATCGAAACGTCCATACCATGAAAGATGGGAAGAATTACAAGAGATGCTTAAATTTGTAAAAACCGATAGAGTTAGATTGGTAGAATACAAAATGGTTAAATCTCCAGAAGAAGCTATGAAACATTTTCAAGAATTATTGGCTCGTGGTGAAGAAGGAACTATTGTAAAAGGAATGAGCGGTATTTGGAAAGATGGTAAACCAAATTATCAAATCAAAATTAAACTTGAGATTGCTGTAGACCTTAGAATCATTGGGTTCAATGAAGGTAAAAAGGGTACTCGTTTAGAAGGCAATTTAGGTTCATTGATTTGTGAATCAGAATGTGGTATACTGAAAACAGACCCAGCAGGAATTACAGATGAAATGAGAAAATTCATTTGGGATAATAGAGAATCATTGCTAAACACTTATGCAGAAGTGAAATGTAAGGGAGTTAGTGTTACCGAAAATGGATACAGTTTGTTACATCCAGTATTCGGAAAACTCAGAGATGATAAAACATCTGGTGACACATTGGAAAATATTTTAAAAATTGAAGAGGCAGCGAAAAGCATATGAATAAATTCACAGACGAAAACATCACAAAATTTCAACCAACAGGAGACGCAGTTTTGGTTAAATGCTCATTTAAACCAAAAGAAACGCTATCTGGAATAATTTTAGCAGAAAAAGATACAATTATTGACCGGCCCGATAGAGGACAGGTAATATCTGTAGGTAATATTGTTAAATGTGTGAAAATAAATGATTTTGTAGTATTTGATAAAACTGCAGGTTATGATTTATATGAAGGAAGTGATGCACTTTATATTTTAATGCAAGATTCCAAAATATTTGGAATCATTTCTTAACGGTTATAATATAACAGTTATTAGCATACCTTAATAATTGTAGTTTTCCAGAAAAAAATTCAGATTCTAAATTAATAGAATAAAAAAGTTAATGGAGAATTTATTATTTGTTCTACAAGTCAATAACTTAGAAATCTTCTAAGTTATTTTATCTAAAATATATTTAGTACTTATTAAATGATTATAATTATCATGAAAATCTTAGTCTATTTTCATTTTAAAAAACTTTTGTTTCATCTATTTCAGAATCATCAGATAATGATATTTTTTACTTCATTTTAGCTTCTAAATCTTGTATTCTAATCTCTTGTTCTTTTATAGCTTCTACTAATAATGCAACAACATTAGCATATGCTACAGAATAATATCCATCAACTTCTTTTACAATTTCAGGAATTACATCCAAAACGTCTTGGGCAATAAATCCGATATTTTCTTCACCTGTAGAATTTTTCGTAAAACTAACACCTTGTAAAGAAAGAACTTTACTCAATGAATTTTCTAACGGTTTAATATTAGATTTGGTTCTTATATCTGATGTTTCCGTTATACTACCAGACACTACTAAATTTGCATTGATTATTAAATCACCCGTCATTGTTCCTCCAGCTAAAGGAACTTTAGTATTATCTGTTGTTGACATTGACATTGATTGAATATTATCTAAAATATTTGCAGCTACATCAGAAACAAACTTAGCATTTACAGCTTTTCCAGAAGATTCCCCTAATGTCAAATTAGGAACTATAGGAGATTCCGTGAAAGTTTTTATTCCAGCAATAGTCTGAGGATCTATAATAGTTACCGCGTTGAATGTTTTGTTAGCTAATTCGTAAAAATTATTGTCTACTTCATCTCTAGTTAATGGAGAGTCTTTTTCTCTTCTTAATACTATCATATTATCCTACCAATTCTCTAAATTCTTTTCGTTTTTGTAAAACATCAGCGTAATCAGTTAAAAGCTTTTCTTTTAGCACATTATCATCTAATATCATAGCTTCGCTTATTTTAGTAACTACATAATCAGTTTCTAATAAAAATCGTTTAGCCTTTACAATTTCTTGTGCTTTTTGTTCTTCGGTTGATTGTGTTTTTGTAAGAACTGGGTCATGAATACCTTTAGCTTTTGTATACCATTTTCCCGCACATTCATATCCAGCACCTTCTATAAAGACAATAGACGAATTTTCACTTACTTGAGAGGGTTCATTTTCATGAATACCTGTAATTAATTTATTATTTATTTCTATCCACATTCAAAAATCCTTATTTTTGCCAAAAAGTTACATAGTTAGCTTGTGCTGCGGCTCGTTGTTCTGAATTTCCACATTGTATTCTTATTCTATCAGTCATTACATAACTGATACAGTATGAAATATCATCACTGTTAACTGTTCCTGCAAACCACATATTTCTAATAGAAGGTATTACACCCTTGAAATGATCCATTGTGTATCCAGTAGGTGGAAATACATCTGCATAATTTTCTTCAGTAGATTCTGGTTGATAACCTACTTTACTAGTAAAACCTCCGCTACATACAACCATACCAGATGATACAAATAATGAACTTCCTGGTCCAGCTGGTCCCATTGGACCTTGAGGACCTTGAGGTCCAGCAGGTCCCATTGGCCCTGGAGTAGATGAACCTCCACTAAATCCAATCAACGCAGTTTTTACAAATTCAGTGGTAGCCACTTTAGTAGAATTATCACTAGAAGGTGGTGTTGGAGCTGTTGGACTAACTGAAAATGATTTTTGCCCTGAAATTGTTTGATTGGTGCTCAATGTAACAAAACTATCAGTGTCAAATGGAATAGTAATATCTTGAGAACCGTCAAACATAACACCATTTATTTTTCTACCTATTTTGAATTTATCTGTAGTTCCTGAGTTTCCAGATATATCCGTAATCAAACCATCTGAAAAAGTTTTTACACCAGTAAACGTTTGAGGTTGTGTATTGATAGCCACACCATCTAATGTTTGTGCCGGGATAATAATATTTTGAGTTCCGTCAAAAGCTACACCATTAATAGTTCTTGGAGTTTGTAATTTTGTAGCAGATGTCGCATTTCCTACTAAATTACCTTGAATAGGTGAAGTGAATGTTTTAATACCAGCAATTGTTTCATCTGTGGTTTTATTAACCTTCGTGTTATCAAGATAAGTTAAATTGGAATCCATTTCTTCATAAGTTAATGCTGAACCTTTAGCAGTTCTTAAAATCATTTAGAAACCTTCCTTATGTTTTGTAATATTTATAAATAGAAATAAAAAGGTTCAAATATGAATTTGCCCGAGTTTTATATAGAAAAAAATAATTTTTACAAGAAAGATGATATTGTTTATGAATTGATTTATCAAAATGACCAGTTTAGTATTACTTTAAAGCACCCAATAACTTTCACTGAGGAAGAAAATACTCAATTAGACACTAGAATTATAGATACCGATTATTTTAGAACGTATTATCCAAAAATATCAGAAACATTTCCTAGCGCTAATTATAAACAGAAAAAACTAGTCATAACACATGCACTTAATTCATTAAAGGCATTAGCTGGAGAATGAATATGAAATTTGATGATAATATTAGTTCAGTAATTTATTTTATTGAAGAAGAATTTAATTTAGAAGAATATCTAGATGTTATTTTCTCAAGAAATTTATCAGATGATGAATTTGAGAAACAAATATTTGAATATGTAGATATGATTATATTAGAAATTTCAAATACATTACATATAGAGTTTGACGAAGGAAAGGCTCTATATGATGAATATTTGACTAGAAATATCATTGATATATTATAGTAAAAATTCCTTCTATAGATGAAAATTCTTGAATATCAAAATCATTGAATTTAAACATATGATTTTCATTTAATTCATTGAACCCGAGCAATATATCATTATCAGAGTATTGAAGTTCTTTTTGTGATATTAAACTCTCCGCGCCCTCTTCTCCTGAATAATTGTTTATTTCAAAAACTTTACCTTCATCATCATACATCAAGTAATATGCATAAAAACTATTTCCTCGCTTTTCTTTAATTTTAAACAAAATTTCATCTTTATAAGTCAGCTGAAAATAATCACCATTGTCAGCCAATAATCCAGTCATTTTGGAATTTGTATAAGATGGAGTGAAAACGATTACATCATCTCTAATAATTTTGACATATTGAAAGCCTGAGATTTCTCTTGAGTTCAAAAAAGGTATAGATGCATCTATACCTAAAAAAGGCATTTGGGTGGATGGTATTGAATCATTGAACGTAAACTCTATAGATGTATTTTTACCTTCTATTTTAAACAAATTTAAAGGTACTGAATAATTAATAATTTCAGTCATTATTTATCTCCTAGCTCATAATATTCGCGTAATTTTAAATCATCTGTATTAATATCAAAATCTAATGTATATTGAGTGTATTCTTGAACGTCATTATCTTTATCATATATAACTTGACCTATCTCCAACTTGCCATAATTATCATAAATTGAAGCAATTTTATTATCTTTAGTCATTTTGAAAGAATATTTACCTGATTTAAACTCACCTACTCCGGCGCTATCATGTTCCACAATTAAAGTTCGATCTAATGGATTATATGGATTTCTATCATAAACAAACGTGTTAGCCCATATAGGTTGATCTGTTTTGTTATAATAATAAGTTTCAATACTAGAAATCAAATTTTTAGAATAAAAATATTTAATATAACCTAACTTAGTCAATGAGTCAAAATCATGTATTCCCAATGTTACAATTTTACCTCTTTTATATTCTGGAATAAACTTATATATGTTTACTCCTTTATAAATGTATTCTATTTCAGAAATATTTGGTTGTAAGCCTAACATATCTATATTATACATAAACAAATTAGAAATAGTTCTATCTGGTGTTATAATTCCAGGAACCACAAATCTATTTACGAATGATTTAGTTACGTTATATTTGAAGTTAAGAACAGCTTCGCCAAATATCGAACTTTTCTGTAATTTATCTCCTTTAAATCTAAATGAAGTTATATCATTATTAGAGAATGTCAAGTAGTTTTTATTAACTTTGAACCATAAATTTTTTGAAGTTGTTATTTTATATACAGAACTTAACTCACCTACGGAATTATATTGTAATTCAATTTTTTTGTAAGGTGTTCCCGTGCTAGTAATATATGCTACTCTATCATTAGAATAAAATAAACTAAAGCTAGCATCTAAAAGATATTGTTCGTTTCCCAAAGGTGTTTTTCTTAATGAGTATTCATCTATTCGTATAAGAATATCATCAGAATTATAAATGTAGTTTACCCTAAAATTTAGATTATTGACTTGGTCATAACCCAACACATTTAGTATTTTTCCATCGTAATATGTGGGAACAATCTGTAGTGACGTATCATAATTTCTTATAAGATCTATCTGAGCTTGTTTTCCTCTACAATCAATATTTTCTAAATTATATTCTCTTAAAATACTAATAGGTATTTTATTTACTATTTCTCTTTCATCATGAAAATGAAATAATTTCTCTTTTCTTCCAGAATGATATTCAGATTCTTTAGATATAATGGATTTTCTTACATAAAACTCATTGTAATCATCACTATTGGCTAATTTTACTATAGCTTCTTTTTTATCTTTATGTAAGATAAATTTTATAACTTCATCATTCACATCTCTTTGAAACGTAACTATAGGCTCAATATTAGAGGTTCTTTTATCTGATACATTCAATATTTTTCCATTAAGGAATTCTAAATCATATTCTACAGAATCCAATCCTGGCGCTATTCTAGACATACTAGTTATATCATTACCAGTTTCATCATTACCAGTTTTGTTGTAAATATAAACTCTTTGTGCCATTAATATTCCTCTCTAACTTGTGTTATATTTCCATTTGAGTCATAGTCATAATATAATGTGCTTATCAAATTTCTATCTCCATCAGTGTATTTAACATGATGAATCTTATATGGATCTGGAACAGAGTTAACAACTCCGCCATAATACATTATAAACTGGTTCAATATTTTAGTTCTAGAATAATTAAGTATTTCTATGTAATCAATATAAGGCTGATTAGTATTAGATGGTATCATATAAAATTGTAAAGGACCTTGTTCACCCATATAAAAAGTGTTTACATACGGAAGATCTTTATTATAAACTACATGAATAAATCTATCATCTATTTCACTAAAAGAAAATGCAGAATGAATTGTAGGCTCAACGAAGTCAGGTTCATTATTTACCCAATCTAAATTATCATACATTCCATTAATTGCTAAAGTGTTATTTCTAGCACTAGCATAATCTGAATAATCCAGCTCAACATAATCTGATTGAGAATATAATTCTTCATTATAATTAGGGTTTACATTTTCATAAGTATTATCATCCCAATAATCATGGCTAACATACCCTCTAGGAGTTAGCAAATGACCTGATCTAACATATTCCTGAATTACGGTATAAAATATTCCTTCTGTTAAGTATCCAGAAACTAAAGACCCTTCATATTTGACAGATAGATATGGTGATTCTATCATATTATCTCTATAATTTATGATAGACTCTAATATATTATCAGAGCTAAATTTCATCAATTGTTTTTCATTAGATACCATACCTATTGCAGATTCAAAATCTGTATAGATATAATTATCAAAAATGTTTATTTCTTTTTCTAAGCTTAGATAGCCACCATCTAAGCTTCTTATTTTTCGATTATAAACCTCAGTATCCGCATAATTATAGGAAACATATGTTGGTTCCACATAAAGTTCTTCAACAGGTCTATAACTAGACAAAACTCCTGCTTCATATAAATTTAATGTAGAGGTTTCTAAATCATTGTATCCCATTGTATATTATCCTCCTGGATATTGAATATAGCCATCTTAATCAATGGCATAATTTTCATCGGAATGTAACTAAACAGATCATAAATCTAATGCATATGATACATCTACGTAATTAAATTACATACAGTATCTTTTACAAGCACATAGCTACATACTCAAAATCTGATGAGAAATCATCATCCCAATAGCTAGTGTCACATTCATCATCTGGACATGGCTCATAAATTGGGTATTGACTAACATAACCTTCTTTTGGAATTACATAATCATCAACTTCAAAATACCCTAACTTGTGATAACTATCTACAAAATCGATATATTTTATAGCGTTAGAATTTTCTGAGTTAAAATATCCATCTTTAGTCATATATGGTTTAGCTACCATGATTTGATATTCAATATCAGGGTGTTCAAATTTAGATGATTCTCTTCCTAAAGTGCTAAGGAATTCAATTCTTTTTATGAAATTTCCAACGTAAACATCATTTATTTTCTCAAATACATCTACATATTGACAAATGCCATCTTTTCTATAAAAAGGAATGAAGAAAAAATCAATGCCCCCGTTTTTAACTATTATGTATTTCAAGTAAGGTTGACAACCAGTTCCTTCAGCAAAGTTCCAATCATTTTCATTCATAAAAAATCTTTGAACTTTAGGTCTATTATAATCATAAACATAATCTAATGAATTGTTTTCATCAATAAACACAGATTCTGTAGCAACGGGATCATCTTTATCAGAAACACCATCAATTTCGCCAATGATACAATCACCATCACTAAGAAATTTCAATTCAATAGTTAAAGTATCTTCAAAAAATATCCCGTTTATTTTAGAGCTAGAGTAACAAATTTTATACCAAAGAACTGGATTTTCATGTACATTGATATATCTATAAGCTTTATGAAAATAACCATTGTATTTTTTATACTCTAAGTGAATATCAAAATTAATGTTTTTTCTATTCAAGAAGGTTTCAATCCTTCCTTTATCATCTCTAACAACCGTATAATATTTAGATATATTTTCGTCCGCATCAAAAAACATAACTTTATATAATTTTCCATTCAAATCATAATAATAATTCATTATACCATAATATGAATAATTTACTCCATCACTTTCTATACGTTCAAAAATTAAAGAATCTATAAGATTATCTGGGCGATATTTTGGAGTAGCTTTTTGATATAAAATATCAATTTCATTGTAATATAAAATTTCTTCAACATGCTTATGTTTTTTATCGAAAGATAAAAAAGCGAGACCATAATCTGACATATCTGAGAATGCATTTACAGGAGGCTTATCTTCATTAATTAATACTTCTATACGTCTAGAACCTTCTTTTTTTGCTCCAAAATATTGTTCGCATTTTATAGCTAAATTTAAATTAGCTGGTCCCGTAACAAAAGGTTTTTCAGCAAAGTAGAATATATTACAAGCTATAACAGTATTCCACTCTTTTTGATATGAAATTACTTTAGCTCTTCCATCAACGTCTGTACTGAATCTCATGTAAGAATAATTTTCTCTATCAAATCCTATCAAGAATCTTGAAGTATTTGTATAAGAGTAAACACATTTTTGAAAATCGACAACTTCACCATTTTCGATATATGATTGTCTCATTTGAACATCATAAAGCTTACCATCTTCATCTGTATTCAATGACTCTATAGTTCTAACTAATTCAAATGTAGTTCCATTAGATGAAGTATATTCTTTAACTGTTATGTTTCCATTGATATATTCATATGTCCATTTTTTTGTGGTTAATTTCGATTGAATGTCTACATATAACAAAGTATTAATTTGGAATTTATCTTCTAATTCATCATACTGAGTAATATATTCTCCTATTATGAAACCATTGTAAAATTTCTTAATAGATTTTATAAAACAAACATCTAAAGATTTATCAAAAGATGCGTAATATAACATGTTTCTAAAGTTAGTAAATGGTATTATTTTCTTTTTAGTATTGTCATATTCAAAAAGCAATCCTATATTCAAACCGTTTTCTTGGCAAATTTCATAATGAACATTATTACAATTATATTCTAAAGGTACTACAGCTTCTTTAGAAATATTTGTATTTTTGTAGATAGGAGCTATAAGATTATATGGTTTGCTAGGTATTCCAAATACAGTAGCTAAGTCTGACGTGGCATTAAGGTCTCGGTACTCATATTCAAAAATGTGAACATTTGGACTCAAAATTTCCATAGTGACCTCATTAAAGTTTAAGTTAAGTTATGATATAATATACTTATAAATCATAAATATTTTGAATTATTTATCAAAGGATCTACATGGAATATGATAAAGTTTCCAAAATACCTAGCTCAATAGCAGATGCCCGAAACATCATTGATATTTCTAAACGAAAAAACCAAATGATTTTAACATACGATATTAAGCAACATTTTTCTGACGACACTACCTCTTTAGAAGAGAAAAAAACAATAATTATAACTTATAACAAAAAAATTAAAAGCTTTGATGTACAAGTAGATGAAGAAGATAATGTTTTCTTAGGTGTTGTTTTTAAACCTCCTTTTTCATTTTTTGGGTGGAGATTAACAAAGGATAATAATGCAGTTAACCCCTCATCAACAACTAATATTTAATGATATAATTGATGGAATAGATACGTCTCTAGGAATGGGTCAAAAATTCTTTGGATCTTTAACTGGACCCGCAGGAACAGGAAAAACTGTAATTTCTTCAAGAATAATTAAATATCTTTTAGAAAAATATCCTATGAAAAATTTAAGAGTTACTACACCTACTCACAAATCATTAAAAGTTTTAAATGACTATATTGATAAAAGCATCAAAAAACATAGAAATTATTCATCAAGCACTATTCACTCTTATTTAAAACTGAAAATGCAAAAATTAGAAGATAGAATTGTATTGATAGAAGATTTTGATGATGGAAAAATGGATAAAACAAAAATTTTAATTATAGATGAAAGCTCTATGGTCTCTAAATCTTTGTTTGACCATATAAAAAACAAAGCATTTAAAAGTGGAATAGATGTAGTTTTATTTGTTGGAGATAAGATGCAATTACCTCCAGTAGAAGGTGGAGAAAACCCAGTCTATGATTCTATAGATCAATATGAATTAACCGAAGTAGTAAGACAGGCTGCAGATAGCCCTATTTTGAAAAAAGCTACAGAAATTAGAATGTGTATAGCTAATAACAATTTTGATATGAATGTGTTGAGATTTGATGAGTTTACAAATTCTTCTAATGGAATATTTCTTTATAAAGATATGAAAGAATGGCTTAAACATTACTTAGAAAATAAAGATGACAAAATGTTATCTTCGTTTACAAACGATTCTGTTAATGCTTATAATAAATTTGTTAGAAATTATGTTAATGGTAGTGTAAATTTACCTAAATTGATAGATGGAGAAGAGGTAGTTCTTCAAGAAGCATATTCATTTGATAATAAATTTTTATCAAATGGCGATACTTTAACAGTATATTCACCAGTTTTAAATCATCACCCAGTATTAAAAGTTAATTATTGGTCATTTACTCCAAAAGAAGAAGATACTGAGGGAATTTTCGTTCAAGTCCTAGATGATGATTCTATTGGAGCTTATAATGAATTATTAGACAAAATATCAACAAAAGCAAAAAAATTCAAATTTGAAGGTAAACACAAGGAAGCCAAAGAATTATGGGATAAGTATTGGGAAGTTAAATCTATGTTTGTAGATGTAAAATACAACTTTGCCAATACCATTCATAAATTACAAGGTTCCAGTTACAATGATGTTTATCTTAATTTAAAAGAAACTATTGATAATTCACCAGATAGAAAAATGTTATTTCATCTAGTTTATGTTGCATTAACTAGAGCTAGAAAAAATGTTTATCTTTTCGTTTAATTGAACATTTGAATGTTCAATTTTTCATTTTTGGAAGGTTTTATATTCAAAAATAAATTTTTTAAACTCACCTCAAAATAATTCTACTTATTTTTTCTGTATAAATATTATAATTCAATTAAGGCAATTATAATGCAGAAATTCTCTCAGTTCATCACAGAAACTATTTCTTATGACCAAATTATAAAAGCTATAAAACTAAATAATCTAAACGGACCTTTCCTTTGGCGAGGAGTAACTTTCAAATTAGATGATGATTTTGGTTTGAAAAAAGTTAGAAAAGATAGAGAATCTCTATCTAATTACTCTTATCATTATGAATTTAATGAGCTGTTTTTCAAAAAATTTAAATCTAAATTAAGATCTGAAGCTGTTTTTTGTGTAAAAAATCAACATTTAGCTGCAGATTATGGAACTCCTGTAATTGTTATACCTAAAGATAAAGCTAAGTTTTATCATTCGCCATTTGTTAAAGACTTAATTACATTTGATAAAATAAAATTAAATCTTCAAAATAATGAGATTCTGAAAGATAAAAAAACCATAGAAGAAAAATTACAAGCAATAGTAGATACATATATTGAATATTCTGATATTTCTAAAATAAAAGATAACAATGAAATAATGATATTATGTAATGAATATTATTATATTAATGTAGAAAATATGCCGTATATGCATACTTATGAGGATTTAGTTGATTATTTGGAGGAAAATAATGTTTAGCTTCAAAACATATCTAGATGATTTGAACAATCAAGTGAATACTTTTGATTTAAATAAAGATTTAATAGAGACTATTATAGATCCTTGTATAAAATACTCTAAACGATTAAAAAATAGAGATTTATTTTTTATAGAAACTAATTTTTCAAATATACAAGGTCCAGGTATAATAGTTAAAAACATATTAGAACCAACTGAAGTTAAAAGAGAAGGTGAAAATGTTTTTATACCAATAGATTTATTTCAATGCACACAGATCGTAAATAATGAAGAAATCAAAACTTTAAAAACTCTTGAAGAAAGTATTATAATGTTTGAATCTAATAATTATTTTATTTTAAACTTATCTAGATTATTTTCATTTATGAACAAGAGCAAATTAAATAAAATAAAATCTATTAATGAAGTTAAAACATACAGTGATTTAATTTATTTTTTAACTGTATTTAAAGATTATTACAATTATAGGAGAGGAAAATGAATGAAGAAACTGCAGCTGCAGATATAGCAGGTGTTGACTTACCATTAGGTGATAAAAACAATAAATACAATCAGATAGTTAAACGCATTAAAAAAATCAAAAAAAGGAAACCTGATGCAAAGCAGATACAACAAGCACCTGAATGAATTAGACGGTGGCTCAAATGATGAAAAAGAGCTTTTGGGAAAAATTGAAAGATAATGCAGAAATTTTAATTAAATATAGACAGCTATTGCTTTTAAAAGATCTATAAGATCTAATGAATTTAGGATAAGGAATAAATTATGGCATTAATATTAAGAAGAGACAAAGGTACTGTATTAACACACAATGAAGTGGATGATAATTTCGTTTATCTAGATACCACTGCTGTAAAGTTAACAGGCAGTCAAACTATAGATGGAGTTAAAACATTCACTAGTACAATTGCTGGTTCAATTACTGGTAATTCAGAAACAGTAACTAATGGTGTTTATACAATTGGAAATCAATCCATAGATGGAGTTAAAACATTCACTAGTACAATTGCTGGTTCAATTACTGGTAATTCAGAAACAGTAACTAATGGTGTTTATACAATTGGCAATCAGATTATTGCAGGAACAAAAACATTCTCTAGTACAATTATTGGGTCAATTTCAGGTAATGCAGCTACAGTAACTGATGGAGTTTATGCTAGTACCACTCAAACTATTACAGGAGCTAAAACATTTACTACAATTATTACTGGTAATATTTCAGGAAATGCAGCTACAGTAACAAATGGTGTTTATACAACAGGAAACCAAACTATAGCTGGTGTTAAAACTTTTTCAGATGGTATAGTAGCAAATACAACAGGTAATGCAACAACAGTAACTGATGGAGTTTATGCTAGTACCACTCAAACTATTACAGGAGCTAAAACATTTACTCAGATAATTACTGGGTCAATTTCAGGTAATGCTGGAACAGTTACAAATGGAGTTTATACAACAGGAAACCAAACGATAGCTGGTGTTAAAACATTCTCTAGTACCATTACTGGGTCAATTTCAGGTAATGCTGGAACAGTAACTGATGGAGTTTATGCTAGTACCACTCAAACTATTACAGGAGCTAAAACATTCTCTAGTACAATTATAGGATCAATTTCGGGAAATGCTGGAACAGTAACTGATGGAGTTTATGCTAGTACCACTCAAACTATTACAGGAGCTAAAACATTCTCTAGTACCATTACTGGGTCAATTACTGGTAATGCTGGAACAGTTACAAATGGAGTTTATACTGTAGGAAATCAGTCAATAGCTGGTGTTAAAACATTTATTGATGATGTTGTTATGACTCCTAGTGCATCAGTTGTTCCAGTAAATAACGGGGATATGATGTTTGAATTAACATCTGATACATCATTAACGATAAAAGTAAAAGGTTCAGATGGCGTAGTTCGTAGTACAGTTTTAACTTTAGCATAATTTATTAGAAGGGTTAAGTGTAACCCTTCATAATATATTAAGTTTATTATGTTATAATATTGTATTAAAAATTAAAGGATAGAAGAAATGAAAACACAAGTATTCAAAACAGAAGCGGTTAAGACCATTAAAGTAAAAGGTGAGCTTGTAGAATTGAATAATGGAGAATATGCAATTAAATTATATGATGGACGTATTATGGTTCCGGTTCTTACTTTTATGGAAAGTAGAGATATGACAGGCAATAGCCTTACTGGTTATGATGAAGAGTTTTATGCTAGAGGAATGTCTTTTAGCAATAAAATAAATATTGCTTAAGAGTTTTCGCTCTTAAGCATTTTTATAATATCATGAGTGCTTGAAATGAAATTGTTTTGAGTATTATTGACTGTATTTGGACCTTCTTGTTTGCCAAAATTCATAATTTCTTTTTGAACTTGTACGATGTCTTTATATATAGAGCTAAGCAATTTCAAAGATTGGTTGACTGCATTAGTTAATTCAGCAAATGAAGTTATCATTTGAGCTTTTCTTTCAGAATCAGAAATTAATAACTCATCAGCAACTGATTGTAATATCAATCTTCCGCTTTTAACAGTACTTAACAACGTTTCACGAATTGTCATGAAATCTTCTTTTAAAAGTGATGTTTTAATTACACTTTCAGCAACTTCTACTGGAAGTTCAATTGGATTTGTTTCAAATGTAGCTTCTTGAGGTAAAGTTTCTAAAATATATTCATGCATTTCATCAGCTGCACTTTCTGCTATATCAAATTGAGAGGCAATTTTATCTAATTTTTTAGATAATTGTTCCCCTCTTTTTATTTTTTCCGCTAAGCTCATAACTCTCCTTTAGGTGATGGATCAAACCCATTATAAACATTAGCTATTACATGATTTATTATTTTTCCATCTTTTATAGGAGGATATAAGTTACCATTAAGAGATAATGAAATTTCAGCAGTAACAAGACGTATATTATCATCCATAGACAAATCCGTATCAAGATTCCATGATACTTCGTTAATTTTAACAGGTATATTAGTGTATTCAGAATGAAATTCAATATCTTTTATTTTTAAAGTATATGTTGGGTTAAACATTGGTACTATTTGCTCTACTATCATTGTTAAATCTGTAAATGTATCAGCTAAAATATGAAGAGTAAAATCGAAAGTCCACGCTACAGAATTATACGTGTATGTTATATTCTTTCCATCATCATTTATCTTTAATGTTTTATTTAATTTGTTTGTGTCTCTCTCTGGAGCTTTGCTCATTCCATCAAAAGATAAAGCCATTCTAGGTAGAACATTATATTTAGATTCTCGATATTTTGTATAATCATCATCTGTTAATGTGTAAGCTTTTTGAGCCGAAGCAAAAGAGATAGGTACTATGTAATCAGATTCTTCAATGTTTGTTTCTGAGAATCTTTTTACATGTATATCATTAAAAGTATCTTTTAATGCGGCTGTGTATCGCCGCAAACTGTAGTGATGAAAAAAATTCATCTAAATTCCTTTCGGATAAATTATGCCCAGTGACTATAAGCAAATGTAACTGTGAATTCTGAAATTGTATCAGCTGAATCTGATGCAAGATCTACTGATGAAATTACAGTTGGGTATGCGTTGAATAAAACGAACTCACGAGTTGGGTTGTTTTTAGAATCCAATTGTGTTACGCTCAAGTTAACCATGTATTCATCATTACCACTGACTGATTTTTGTTCAGTTAAATAACTATCAATTTTTGCAATTTCTTGAGTGAAAATATCTCGAAGATTCAAATCTTCTGTATTGTAAAATGTAACATCCCATGTTCCTGCATATTGAGCTTCTCCAGCAACCAATAATTTACGTCCACGATGCCAAACTTCTACAGTTCCTAATGTAACATCAGGTAATGAAGTTGCCTTAGCTAGTACGTCCATTTCCTGAGCACTTGAATAAGGCAAATTAATTCGGTATTTGTTAGCACGAGCTCCAAGGCCTAAAGTACTCTTTAAAAGATCAAGACTCATATGTTCTCCTATATGTTTTGTATAAATATCTTATATATTTATATCATTAAAAACTGGGAGATAAAAAAATGAGCATGATGCCTCAATTGCAAAAAATCAAATCAACCAATATAGATAGCCCCAATAAATTTGATGTTACTATATCTAAAGGGTTATTAACCATAGAAGAAGCCCAGCTATCATTAAAATCTATAAATATACCTCAATACAATGATGAATCTATAGAAACCTTTTTCAACAATAGATGGGTTATGACTAGAGGAAGAGCCTCTATTTTTCAAATTCAGTTAACTCTAAGAAATATAAAATCATTGTATTTGTATCAAAGGTATCTTAAATGGATGAATGATAATGTAAATGAGTATCCTATAAAACAATATGTTGACATAGAAGTTACTTACACCGGAAATTTTAAAGGTCAAACCCATAAAACCATTATTTTTAAAGATTGTTTAATGTCTAATTTATCAGATTTGGCATTTGACCATAGTATAACCAACAGCACATTAGATTTTTCTGTTGGTTTTAAATCTAATAGCATGATAATTAAATAAATATATAAAATATAAAAAAAAGGATATTGATGTTACCTAAAATACAACCTACTTATTACGATTTTGAAATTAATGGAAAAATTGTAGAGTTCAGAGCTTGGAAAACTAAAGACGAAAAAGAGTTTTTGATTTTACAAACAACTAAAGATGAAATTTCTGATGAAGATCTATACAACTCATTGGTTAAGCCTTGTTTAAAAAACCCTGATATTAAATTGACTGAGGGTGAAAAACAAATGCTTATGATTGAAATAAGAAAAAAATCTTTTGGTGATAGTATAGATGTTCAATTTACATGTGGGAATTGTAAAAAATATAATGAAACTAAAATGAAACTTAGTGATATTGTAAAATATACACCTTATAGATTTGAAAAAATCACAAAAAATGGAATATCTATTAGTTTTAGAAATGAAATTGATGTTTCTAAATTACCTAAAAATTCAGTCGCAGAATATAATTTCTCAAAATTTGTAATGCATGTTGAAACAATTACTATAGACAATGAAGTTCATAGAGATTTTTCATTCGATGAAGCATTTTCATTTTTTGATGAGTTAGAAGCAGAGACTTTTGATTATTTCTTTAATGAATATTCAAAGCAATTGGAAGATGTTAGCTATCATTCCGTAGAAAAATGTATGTTCTGTAAAACTGAACAAGATATTGGATTAGGTGATATCCCAAATTTATTTCCATGGTAATTACGAGTACCACGCTCAGTGACTTGTACAATTATTATAATAATATGAAATATTATGGAAACTATACTACATTTGAAATAGATGATATGTACCCATTTGAGCGTGAGATTTACCATGGATTATTATTTGAGACTCGAAAAATCAATAATGAATAAAACAATGAAAGGAGAACTTAAATTTGGAAAATAAAGAAAATAACGGGCTCCTTTCTAAATTAAAGGGGTTTCGCGATTCTACAGCCGAGTCTGTAGAAAAGATAGGAAATTCAAAAGCTGTAAAAACTGTAAAAGGTACTAAAAACGTTTTAAGTTATTTGTTTACAGATAAAGGTTATGAGAAACATTCCAAAGATATTCATAAGACTTTAAAAGATACAGTTAAAAATATAGTTTTATCTGAATATCAAAAAGAGAAAAAAGATTTTGAAGAAAATTTAAAACAAACTATAGATATTTTATTAAAAGATTTGAAAGGTGATGAAGCCGATGAAATCAAAGATAAAATAATGAAAGAAACCGTTTCAAAAATAATGAAACGAGATAAAGATGAATTGTCTAAAATAATGAAAGATAGTAAATTGATGACTGAAGAATTTACTGCTTCATTAGATGGTGCAATGAAGCCATTTGAAAAAGTTCTTTCTCCAGATCATTTTTCTGATACAATAGATAATGCAATCAAACGTGCTTTTTTTGGAGATATTGAACAGAAAAATCAAAAAGAAAATAAAAAAGTATTTGATGAAATATCTAATAAAGTTGATAATTTACCAGATTCAGATGAAATTAATTTATCTATAAAATCTATAGTAAAAGAAGCTGAAGGTAAATTATCAAAAAGAGTAAATAAGTTAGACACCAAGCTTACTAAGTTATTGCTTAAATCACATAGGCCTGATTTAGATTTTGATAATGCAATGGCTGGAAAAAATCTTGGCGAAAATAAACCAGGATTATTCAAAAAATTGGACACTAATTTAAAAACTGACCAATCTGTGAATAAAGATTCCAGTGGCGGCGGATTATTAGATATGTTTTTAGGCGGTGCCAGCGCTGTAGGTGCATGGGCTGCCATGAAAAAAATGTTAGGTATTGGCAAAACACCGGTTAATGAGTCAGTTAATCCTAAAGTTAAACCAAATTCATGGTCAACTAAATTAGGTGATGTTGAAGCCGGATCTGATATTAAACCAGTAAATAAATTAGCTCCAGTAAAACCGTTAGCTCAGTCGGCACCTGTAAGTGACGTTAGCAGATTATCAAAATTAACGTCTAAAATTCCTACGGGTGTTTCAAAAGGGTTAAAGGTTGCTGGAAATGTAGCTAGTAAAGTTGCAGTTCCCTTAACGGGTGCAATTGCTGGATATGATAGATATAATCAAGTAAAAAATGATGAAACATTATCTACGGGTCAAAAAACAACTAAGGTAGCGGCAACCGCCGGAGGAGCAATGGCAGGAGCCGCTACGGGTGCAATGGCAGGAGCCGCTATTGGAAGTGTAGTTCCTGTTTTTGGTACTGCTATTGGAGGTATTGTTGGTGGTATTGCCGGTGCATATTTAGGGCAAAAAGGTGGTGATGCTTTAGGTGATTATGCAAGCTCAAAAATGCAATCACCTAAAGCGCCAGCTGGATATATCCCACAAAAAACAGTTCCTGGTATAAAACAAGGACCTGTTCCAGATGGTATGTTACCTCCGCCTCCTCTATTAGTAAAACAAATAGATCGTGTAGAAAACGCGGCTGATAAATTAGAAGGTCTTAGTGGAACATCTAAAGTTTCTAAAAATAACAAAACTGTTATTAAAAAACCAGTAACTATAGATCAAAAAGTAGCTAAGATAGAACAAAATACTAAAGATATTTCTAAAAACGTTAGTATATTGACTAGAAACCTTATAAAAGAGAAACAAAAAGAATCTTTAGGATTTGATACCACCACAGCTAATAAACCAGATAAATCAGTTAAAATTGAAGCTACAAATGTTGCTGATGAAGGTGATGATGATGATAATAAAGGATTTTTAGGTTCTATAACTTCAGGATATCAAAATAATGGATTATCTGGTTCAATTAAAGCAGGTGCTCAATATATTTCTAATAAAGTGTCTTCAGGTGGAGGACTTTTTGGAGGATCTAATAATGGCGGCGGTTCCGCATCTCCTGGATCATTTTTCTCAAAAGCTTGGCAAAATGCTTCTAACGCTGTAACTAATATAGGTAATTCAATCAAAGGAAAAGGTTTCAAGCTAAGTGGTGGCGTAAATTACCAAGGAGTTAATTCTGGGGTCAAAAAGAATTTTGAAGAAATGGCTGCAGAATATAAGCAAAAAACTGGTAAAGATATTTTAATCACTTCTGGATATAGATCTTCTGAAGAACAAGCTAGATTGTATGCTTCCAAACCAAAAGGGATGGCAGCAAAACCAGGAAGATCTATGCATGAATATGGTATGGCTATAGATATAGATCCATCTAACGCAAATGACTTGGCTAATATGGGGTTATTATCAAAATATGGATTTGATAGACCTTACTTATATAATAGAGGTGAGACTTGGCATATAGAACCAGTAGGTTTAAATAAAGATGCTATAATGAAAGCTGGTTATCAAAACACTCAAGCAGCAACAGCCAAAACTTCAACACCCTCAACTCAATCATCTGGAGTAAGCAAAAAACCTACAGCTACAGATATGGCTACGGATGGTGTAGATACACAAACATTAGAAGCCGATAAGGAAGAAGATTCTGTTGCAGCAGCATTAGACAAAAAGACTTATTCATCACCAACAGTTTCTAATCCTAAAGCAGTATCAGTAGATATAAAACCATCAGATTCACCAGTTACAGTTGCTCATCAAAATGATAAACTAGATACTACAAAAACTAAAAAAGCGGCTCCTATTGTTATAAATAATCAAAATAATAATAGTAAAAGCGAAAAAGCTCGCGACAAATCAGAATTCGGAATGAAACATTTAGAAAGCGTTAATCCGTATATCACGGCATTAATGACTTTGTAATAAGAGGGAAAAATGAATAATGCTAAGACAACATCTTTAGGCGGAACAACTTCAAATAATAAATCAAGTACACCTAAAGGCTTAATTTTTCCAACGAGAACTGCAGCATTAGAACAGGAGCCATATATATGTATAACTGCAGCATATGAAAATGAAGATTCTAAAAAAGGTGATAAACGATATAAAGCTTTAGCACCTGCTTTAGAAATAAAAGGTTCTGTGGTTTTGCCTATGCCTAATCAAATACAAGATGCTCAAGAGCATATGTGGTCTACATATTCAATAACAGACTCTGTTCAAGAATTTGCCGGAGAGGTTGGATCTGCATTGGGTGGTGTTGCTTCAAAAATTGCAGGAGCAGCGTCTACCGTTGGAGGATTGGTCGCATCTAATGGGCTTATTAGTAAATTATCAAGACGAACAACCGGAGTTGGTATAGATCCAAACACTAGATTGGAATACACTGGAGAAGGACTAAGGGAATTTACTTTCAATTTTACATTGTTACCTGAGTCAGCTGCGGATGCAACTGCAATAAAAAATATAATTAAATTCTTTAGAGTATTTGGAACTGGTATAAAATCTCAAACATCAGGGGATATGACTGCTAGCGTAAGTGAGGGTCTTCAAGCTATAGGAGTTAATAATATTAATGCATTTATAAAAGAGCCTCATGTGTTCATTATAAATTTTGCTAATCCTCATATTAATGATATGCTAATGCCTATAGATTGTGTATTGGTTAATTTTAGTACATCATTTTTTGAAGATGGTTATGCCGCATTTTTCAAAGATGGTATGCCAAAAAAAGTATCTATTTCTATGACATTTAAAGAGCGTTATACATTATATGCCCAGGATTGGTTAAAAACTTCTTCAGGTGTAAGTGTAGGAAAAACTGATAAAATTTAAGGAACAAATATGAAATCTAGAATAAAATTTGATGATATTGTAACAACATCTAAATATGGAGAATTTTCCTTTAAAAATTTTACTAGAAATTTGAATTTAATTCCTGATGAGTATTTTAAAGATGATTATTATAATAAAATTTTAGTAGATGATGATTTAACTTTTGAATTATGTTCATTAGGAATATATGGAGTAACCGATTATTGGGATATCTTGATGATATACAATAAAATTAACGACCCTTTAGTATTACCTAAATCCACTTATGTAGTTTCAGATTTGGTTGATGTTAAGTTTAATAAATGGTTAGAACGTTACTTAAGAAAAGGTAAAGACATAGACGTTCCAGATATAATGATTAAAGATAATATTTGGTACATGTTTGTTGCTGATGAATATTCTACAAGAATAGAAAATAAAGAACTTATTACCAAACAATCTGAGTACAACAAACAAATAGACGAAAAAACTCTTAAATTAACATTGTTAGAATCAGAGTATGAATCTATAAAAGATGACGGGTCCGAATACGGTGTATTTAGAAGAAAAAATTTAAGACAAGAAATATATGATATTAGAGAAGAAATATTTAAAATTCAAGAAATAATTTTAGATTTAGTAGAAGATGGCATTGAACCTAAAGGAACATGGGTTCCTATTAAACAAAAAGATGCTGAAAAATTAATTAATAAAAATACTTCAACAATGGTTAAGAATGTTTATGATAAAATGATGAATGATGAATTGATTAAAAATGAACAATATAGATACATTAAATATCCTAAAAGAGAATATTTAGCAAAAATTCTAGATTTCATAAACAAAGGACTTTAATGAAAGCGAGCCCATTATCTGAATTATTCATAAAAGAATGTGAATTCTTTTTTAAAAACAAAGCTGGTGAAAAATATTTTGTAGAACCAAGTTGGATAGATATGTTTGTTATTCATTGGGATCTTTTAAAGATGAATGGACTTGTGGGTAGCACATTATCTTTTCAGGATTATCTATCATTTCATGAAACAATGCCTATAGAACCTGGAGTTACTTTTGAAGTTAATTTAGTAGATACACAAAAAAATAAATTTAAATATATTTTCATAGTCACTGATTTTAATGTAGAAACTGTAAAAAGAGATAGAAAACGCATTACCGCAGCTATGATGGATCCATACTCTTATAAGATGTCTCAGATATTTGATAGCAAGGGTTATTCATTAAAAAGAACTGATGAAATATGGAATGCGATAAAAACAGACCCGGATTATAAATTAGATAAGCCAGTCAATGGACATCATGAGTTTATAAATTCTACTAAAGATTGGGAGATACCTACAGATTTTTGTAAGACTTATAGTTATATATTAAATGGGAAAAAATCATTATTCAGAAATTTAAAAGATAAATATTATGAAGAAGGTTTGCTTTGTTTCACTGATAGAAAAAATAGACAATTAACATTTTTAAAAGAAATCTTTAAAGATAAAGAACCTAGACCAGATATATATCATGTAGTAGCTCCAAATGATAATTATTATTATAAAATTGATGAGGTACATAAGTTACCGCCAGAGATAATAGATCTACAAGATGACACTTTGAAAAAAGAATGGTTTTCACAATTTTATGCATTTCCCCAAAGAGTGGATATAGATCTTCCAGAATATGAAAAAAATTTTGGATACAAAAAGAAAATTAATAAACCGTATGATTATCATGCTAAAATTGGTGAAAACGATACTAGGTTAAATGATGTATCTCCTGAAGGTAGAATAATTCACACATATTTATCTAAAGTTGTACAACGGCATAAAATTAAAATTATGATTTATGGTGACTTTACTTTGGAAATAGGTACTTTATTGGAAACTTGTGTTTATTCAACGGGTGGAAGAACTGATGAAGTTGATGAAGAAATGTCTGGAGTGTGGTTGGTAATTGGAATACAAGATGTGATTCAACCTCCTTCTTTTTATCAAATAGTTACTTTAGCTAGACCTAGAATAATGAAAACAGATACTGCGCCTGTAAAACCTAAATAAATATTAAAAAAGGAGTATATAATGGATGACTTTCAAAGATTAAAAGATACTGTCAATCCTAATTATATATTTTACAGAGCATTAGTAGAAGATAATAAAGATCCTGAATTATTGAATAGATGTAAGATTAGAATAGTAAGCATTCACACTGAAGATAAGAAAAAATTACCTACAGAGGCTCTCCCATGGGCTGAATTAGCATTTCCTACAACTAGGGGAGACCAAAGCATTCCTTTACCTGGAGATTGGGTCTGGTGTTTCTTTGATAGAGATGATGAAAATCGTCCCATAATTTTTGCAAGAATTCCGTTTTTAAACCAAGGAAAACCAGATTTATCTAAAGGTTTTAGTGACCCATCAGGTGTATATCCTAAAGAACAAGATTATAATCAATTAAGCACTCATAGATGTTCTAGAGTTCAAGAGTTAGATAAAACACCGCATAAGATAATAAATGATTCTTTAACTGAATGTGATGAATCTGGAGCAGCTTGTGGAACAAGCGTTTCCTTTTATTTTAAAGAGAAACCTTCAAAAAATGATGCATCAAAATATCCAGATGTTGCCGTTCAGGAAACTTCAGCTGGTCATGTTTTTGAAATAGATGATACTGCAGGAAATAATAGAATACGTGTTTTTCATTCATCTCACACATATTATGAGATAGAAAATACGGGAACTTTAACGTTAAAAACTGTAAAAAACTTTGAAAGATTCGTAGAAGCTGATGATTATGAAAATATTAAAGGCAATAAATTAAAAAGAGTTGTGGGTAATGAAAAAACTGGTATTGATGGAAATCGTGAAACCTTAGTAAAAGGTAATGTGGAACAAGCTATTGTTGGTAATCAAACCGAAGGAATTTCTGGTAACGTTACTAGAAAAGTTTGTGGAAAAGAAGATGTTAATATTTCAGGCGGATTTAATATGAACGCTAACCCAAAAGCAAAAATTCATGCAAGTGCTGTTTTTATAGACAGCTATGTCTATTTAGGATAAAGGAACACAATGGCTACAGCTAAAATGATAACTACCATAACTGAAAAGATCTCTACTTCTGGTCCGGGAACTCCTCAGTTAGATGCACTTAATGGTATATTAAGAACAGCAAAAACTAGTTGTATAAGTCAAACTGGATTTTTAACTGAGGCACTTAGTCAGTATAATCAAATAAGAAGCTTATTAAATTCAGCATCTTGTACCGTACATTGGAGTACTTTTGATTTTGCAGGAAGAATAGCTATGGGTGACTTCATGGATGATTCCATGACAGAATTACTTGGAACTAATCCTTCAGCAGCGTTAACAAAAGCAAACAATTTAATAAATTCTGCATGTTCTATGATAAATGGTCTTATGAATTTTGTAAACATGATGAAAAATTTCATGCTTCAGATATATTCACTTTTAGACTTTCTTAAAGGAATAGGAGATTTTGATATTGATTGTAATTTTGGCGATCTAGTTACATTATTATCTCAAACACCTAATTTTTCACCTTCAACATCGTTTCCGTCTTATATGGAAGGTCATTTAAGAAAAACCGAAAGAATAATCGGAAAAATGTACGGAAATAAATCTAATGGCACTAGAAATATAAAAGCTTTAAATGAAGTTCAATTGACTAGATATCCGACAGAAAATATATCTTTAGCAGATATTTTGAAGTATAGTAAAGTGAATATTGATAGTGCGGAATATGACCCAGATTTTGGTTATATGTATGACGCTGGTGTTAGATATGACCAAGAATTGGTAGATATGCAATCTAGACTAGTAAATGCTTTAGTTGCTGAAGCTGGAGATATTGGAACTTCAGAATTACAAACTCAAGGTTTTTGTTCTATTTCAGGAAATGATACTAAAGAAGCGTGTTTAGCTGCTGGTGGTATTTGGACATTAAATGATGATATATCAAAAACAGTAAAAAAAGTTCCTAGAACATGGTATGTAGAATCTGATATAGATTTTATGAATTTAGATATTCTAGCTGGTGATAATGTAGAAGATAAAAGAAATGGAACATTATATATAAAAACACATGAAATAATTCCAGAATTGTTTTCTGATGTAATGATTCAAGGTTGGGCAAATCATGTAGCCCCATTCAATTTCATTTTAGATAATAAAAGCAAAAAGGGTGATAATTCATTCATAACTCTTCAAGATATTCCAAATCTAGAAAAAATATTGATTAGAGCTAAAACTGACTATGATAATTCAATTTATAAAAAGACTATAACAATAGCTAAATATACTGATTCATTATCTAGATTAGCTGAGACGGGAGAAACCCCATCAGTAATACAAGATTATTTAACTTTTATGAATTCATATGACTTAAGAACTGTAAATTTATACACATTATATGAGATTTTGGATAATAATCCAAACAAAATTGGTAGATTAAAATGGATTATTGAAGCTGGTAAAGACGCTATTGCTAATAAAACAAATAGCTTCACTAAAAATGATGGTATAAATGGGAATATAACTCTTACTTTTCCATTATCATCATATGATTATGAAAATATAAAGAACAATGACATAAACAATAGCAATGAATTTATAAGCACAGATATTTCAAAAATTAATTCATTTAATTATCATATAAAACAATTTTATGATGAATTCAAAAACTTTGATGAATTTATTACTAACTTAACCGAAAAGATTACGGAAATGGATTCAAAATATAATGATTTCATTATAAAAAATTCATTATCAGATGCTTTATATTACGGAACCAAAAAATCTTATGATTACCCAGGTAAAAATATAATTAGAATAGGGGACGGCAAAGTTTATTTAGCTTTTTCTAATCCACACATTCAAATAACAAACGAAGTTTCCGAAAATCCTTCTTTGAATTTATTTCATGGCGATGTTTGGCAAGATAGTACTACACATAAAGTTTACATGTATTTGAGATTACTGGGTAGCACTTCATCTACATTCACTTATGAATGGAAAGAGATTGGAAGTACTGTTCAAATTTTTAGGGATTTAAATGAAGATCCCATAAATGTAACTTTAACATTAGATGCTTCGGTTTTTTCTAATATTGATAACAAAACAAATACATACTCATCTAATGATGGAATAGACCCAGCTGCTACTTGGAATGAGTATCAATCATGGACTAATATTGGAGATATTTGGTTAGATTCTAGTGATTCTGCTTTAGGTATTAGACAAAAAGTATATTCATATAATGGAACTAATTTCGTTTGGACTCCTTTGTTATCAAATAACCCTCCTATTATTGCTCCAGTAGTAATAAATACAGCTGAAGATACTGCAATTACTGGAAATATGTTGAATGGTGTTTTTGATATTGATGGTGATAGTTTCTATCTAGATAGCATCAAAATAAATGGAACAGAAATTTCTACGAACCCTAATTTAGCTAGTGTTGATGTTCATATATCTGGATTTGGTTTGTTAAAATTGATTGGAAATAAAGGTGATTATTATTTTTATCCAGATCAAAATGTAAATGGTTCATTTAGTTTCAGTTATAAAGTAATTGATTCTAAAGGAGCATCTAGCGTTTCGTTATGGACTATATATATCACTCCCGTCAATGATAGACCTGTTATATCAGGGCCAATCAATGTGGTTTATAGCGCAGATGTGTTGACTACTCAATCTATAAATTTATTGCAAAATGCTTCAGATCCAGAAAATGATGAATTGTTTGTATCAGATATAGAATGTTTGACTGATAATGATAAAGCTGGTCAGTCTGGTATTGAAAAATATTTTACAACATCTAATATATTGAATGTGCTGCCATCATATTATAAAGATATATTAAAAAGATCTGAAACAGAAATTATAAATTATACTTATTCAATAACAGATGGTTATTCACCTAAAGCGTTCACTGGATTGACTATTTCAATAACTGGTATCAATCACGCTCCAGTTTTAAATGAGGTTATTAAAAATTATAATTTCTTTGCAGATGTTAATTCCACTGATATTTTATTATCAGATTTAGCTACAGATTTTGATGGAGATATTTTAAATATTTCAGATTACGTGAAATTTACAGATCCGAAAAATTCATTATCTGCAAACGTTACAAAGTTTGTGATAAATCCATCCAAATATTATAATGTTTTGAAAAGAGGTGAAGTTCAAAATATATCAGCTAATTATAAAGCTAATGATTTGAATGGTGGGTTTTCAGATTTAGGAACATTGAATTTTAAAATAACTGGAGTTAATCACGCCCCAGAAATAACACAAGATTATGGGGTTAGTTTTATAAAAACTGATGCATCTTCCAATATAGATATGCTAAAATATGCTATTGATTTTGACGATGATGTATTACTTGTAGAACCAAATAGTATCTCAATAACTGGAGACGATGCTGGGATAGCTATTAATAATAACATAATTACAGTAACACCATCTTCGTATTCGACAATAACAAATCCTGAGATCATAACAATATTTTTCAAAGTTAAAGATGAAATGAATGTAGAATCTAATCTAGGAAAAATTATTATAACTATAAATCCTCAATAAATATTTTAAAAGGATAACATTATGCCACCAGTATCTAGACAGGGTGATACTTGTAATCATCCTTGTTGGTCATCTCATGTAATTCAAATGGGGTCCAACAATGTTTTTACTAATAACATTCCTACAGCTAGGCTTCAAGATCCGGTAACTACTCATTGTTGTGTTACTTGTCATTCTGGAACATTTTGTAAAGGATCTAACAAAGTGTTTGTTAATGGAAAACCATGTATTAGAATAGGGGATTCTGTGGATTGTGGATCTATGTCTGCTATGGGGTCATCTAATGTATTTGCTAACTAAAGGACTATAATGAATGAAGAATTTTCTTTAAAAGCGACATCTCTACCTGATTTACCTAAAGGAAATCTTAGTATTTTATCTTTAGAGGAGAAGATAGATAAAGTATTATCTATATTTGAATCTATAGATGAAGTTGATGGTTATACCGTGGTTAAGTTTAAATCTAAAATAATTTTAGGTTCTGATAAAGAATTAGGGTTAGTTTCTGGAACTAATGTGGTTATAAAAACTATTGATGGCGGAATCTTTCTTAATTGAATAAATAATTAAAAAGATGGAGTTGTTAATGAAATATTCTGATATATCTCCGGATTTCGTGACTCATTCTATAATTGACAAAGATAGTATAAGAAATTCTATAAAAAATCTAATATTGATAAAGAAAAATACTTTGATGGGTAATGTCTTGTTAGGTTCTAGAGTTACTGGCTATTTGTTCAAAAATATGAATCTAGCAGATCAAATAAATTTAGAATTGGAAATAAAAACAGTTTTAAAAAATCACGAACCGAGAATAAAAGTAGATTCAGTGTCCATAATATTAACAGATAATAATGAATTATTTTGTAATATTTTTTATACAATTTTAGAAAGTTTTGAAGAAACCCAAGATTCCGTTAGAATCTTGTTAGAAAAAGGAGTTTATTAATGTTAGAAGTAGTTCCATTCAATTTTGAAGAAATAAAAGAATCTTTAAAAAATAAAATGAAAGAGTCTGATGTATTTAAAGATGTTGATTATGAAGGTTCTAACATTTCTGTGTTGATAACATTATTAGCTTCAGCAGCTCAAATTGTTAATGCAAATACATCTTTTGGTATTAATGAGATGTTGCTTACAGATGCTGTAGATCGCACAAATATTCTCAAAGTGGCTAGAAATTTAGGTTATGAGGCGTTAAGAAGAAAATCTGCAGAATTTGAAATAACATTAGTTCCTAAACTAAATATCAATGATTGGCCAGCCAATGAAATTACCTTTAGAATTTCTAAATACACTCGTTTCAAAGCTTCTAATAATCTTTACTGTTATTACATGGGTGAAGATTTTGAAAGAACTATAACTAAACAAGATATTTTAAATTACAACGAAAATTCAAGAATAAAATTGAAAGTCAAAGAAGGTATTTTAATTAAAAATACTGATAGAGATGATTTTAATTATGTAATTAATACCTTTGTAGATTATAATGGAGAAATAAAAGTAGAATCATCGGTATTGATCTATGAAGAAAATATCGAAGAAGATGGAATCGAAGTTTTTGTAACCTCTCCAGATGACATAAATGTATATTTTCAGGAAGAAATTCCTACAATGGTTCCTAAAAACTCATTGTGGGTGAGAACAGCTAATTCAAATGGCTTAATTAAAGATATCGCTCAAGAAACTAACATTTATATAGCAAAAGCTGAAGGTTCATCTAACCTTATGAAAGGTGAATGGGAATTTTTAAGTTCTTGGAGAAATTCAACAAATAGTGTAATTAAAAACTATAAAAATAATCCACTGTTAGATATTCAATCCGTAGATCCTATGAAATCTAGACCATTCACTAAACGTACATATTTTGTAGTTGATGATGAAGTTGATAACAATAAAGATAGTTTTTTACCTTTGTTAGATTTTGACACTAATTTTTTAAGATTATATTTTAGTTATGGAAGAACTGGAAAAAATTTATATCCAGGATCTAAAGTTAGCGTTAATGTATTAAAATCATCTGGATCTTTAGGCAATGACATTA